CTATTTTTAAGTAAGCGGTTAGCGCGGTAGCAAGCTAAATTTAAGCGTCTAAAAATAAGCACGTCTATTTTTAAGTAAGCGGTTAGCGCGGTAGCAAGCTAAATTTAAGCGTCTAAAAAAGAACACGGCCAAAAAATAGGCGAGCGTCTAGTTTAGAAGCTGATGTCGTATTTTTAGCGATGCTTATTTTATGCGTCTAATTTAAGCGTCTAAAAATAAGCACGTCTATTTTTAAGCAAGCGTCTAAAAATAAGCACATGAACGGAAGTTAATCATTCAGTAATGGAAAAAGCGAAAAATAAGCTGCCAGCGAAGGCGAAGGGGAAAGCGAAAAGAAAAAATAAGGCGTGGCTTGCGATATTTAATAGGTTTTACTGTCAGAAAATAAGTGTTCAAACGACCTTGCGTTATTTGCCTAGTAATGCCGCCAGATTAGCCCCGTAATTTATCGAATGGGTTTTGTTCAAAAAATTGACGCTTCGCTTCGCGTAAATTTAGCTTCTTAAAAAATAAGCATTGCGGCAGATTGCTTTTTTAACGCAAGCTATCCCCGCGCCCCAAAATTAAGTAACAGCCCTTGCGCTAAAACAGCCCATCTGCTAGCCGTTTGAATAGTCCGGATGAGCTGACGAACATGGCGCTCAATTGGAATGCGGACTACGCTCTAAATTAAAAATTCCTTTATAATTATATATTTGCTATTTTTAGTAGTCAAATTCAAAGGCTTTGAACTAGTCGTGAACGAAATTTTGATACATTCTGTTAGTAAAAAATAAAATAATCTATATCTATATATAATAAAAGAAGTTTTTATTTTTTGTACTGCGTTTATTCGATAATTTTTTTCCAAAAATTACTGCGGAATTAGTAGTTTTTCTTTAAAAAGTATATACAACCCTATTTTTTGGTTTCGCGAAAAAAAGGTTCTATATACTTTCCGGATTATTGTACTTTTTACCCAAGTTGGACGGGTTTGTAGTACAACTATCCAGCATCTACGCGGGTTTAGCCTGTATCAAAATTCCGTATCAGGCATTTTCGCGATTAGTAATTTTTTTACCGCGCAACGCCAGTAACTACGCGGGCGGTCAGTTTTTTCTTCAAAAATCTTTTCAGTCAAACAGAATTTGACACATTTACTGCGTCAACCCACGCCCATGCTGGCCTCGCGCCGCCACTTGTCGTTTTTCTGGTTGACTGCTACAATCTGCCGCAACATTAACAACCCAAGCTACTACCATGACCAGTAAATCCAAACCTGTCGCAAAGAAACCAACCCCCCGCGCAGATAGCCTAATGCTGCAAGTTACCGAAAAGGCCGCCCTTCCCATCGCCGCCCGGAAAAAATACTTGCGCGACAAAGCCAACCAGTATTTGCAAGCCGGATATTTATCTCTTGCGGAATTTAACACGCTAACCGGCGGAACTTGGCTTTACCGTTCGCGATCCGTCCCAACAATGGCTACTGTGTTAATCCGTGGCCTGCATATGGCTCCGGTACTGTATCGGTTGCAGCAGGCGCGTCGGCCTGACGGTACAACGGACAAGTCTATGCTCCGTATCCCGGCGGAGCAGATACCGGAAGAATACTTGCAATCTTTTTTAACACAGTTAGCGGAAGAGTATTTGGCCGCCAGCCGTCAGGATGCGCTGGACGCCATAGCCGCTCTCCTCGCCCGTCTGCGGCGTTTACGGGGATTGCAGGCCGCGCGCGGAGCGCGTATTGAACAATCCAGGGTCAACGCCAAGCAACGGGCGGTGTTGGCGGCTATTTCGGACGATGACCCGACAGGGGTACTGTCGGAATGGAAGCCGTCCGCGTTTGACCCGCGCGTTGACCCGACCCACCCGGCACATGAAATTATGACGTCGTTAGACACCCGGCAACTGATGCAGCGCCTGCCGGATCCGTTTATTGGTAGCGACGATTTGCGGTTTTTCCTCGAACGGATGGGTTGGTGGTTTTACCGGATGGGTTTGATACCGGCACGGTCCCAGCGGGCGTTGTTACTGGTTGTAAAAGAACAATACGAAAACACGCCTGCCCCCTCGCGCGCACAAGACAGTAACCCGGCCAATCAGATCAGATACTGGTGTTACGGCAAGAAGACAAAGATACTGCGTACAACGGCGGAACCCGTGTTGAAGTATTTGCTGGAATTGATTGTGGCTCACGATGAAACGCTGGATGATGCCATCGTTTCCCAGTTACTGCGGGCGTCGGAAGAAGTGGTAGATAGGTTTTTAACTTCTCCGCGTACGGCAGTTACTTTTCTTGACAGCCTGCCTACTCCGTTTACACAAACTTCCGTCTCAACCTCAAACACGTCTGCGTGCCCCGTATTGGTCGCCAGCCGCCCGAACGCCCCTCCCCCTGATGGGATACCTTCCCCCAAAACTATCGCGCCGCCTGCGCCCGTTCAAACGCCTTCCACGCCGCCTCACGTTTCCCCGGCATCTCTCCCGCCCCTTCCTTCCTCACCTCCACCCCCCACGACGAGGCCTGTGATACCGACGCTCCTTGCCGACTGGCAGGCGTTGATGGATCTGACGGATACGGATAGTCCGGACGCCCCACGGGAAGACGCGCAGGAAGGCCCGGCGGCAGCCACTACCGGCGCTCCCGGCGATGCCCCTGATACAGGGGTTACTGCGTCTGTTACTGCGCCTATCTCGCCCTTACCGCAGCTATCCCGTCCGGCTGACTGGCCGCCTCCTGATTACCGGATTGACCCGGAAACGGGCGTGCTGACAGATTACACGGTGTATCCGGACGACGCAGATATTGACCTGATATGGCAACATAATGGCGGCCTGCCGCTGTCGCTGGATGACGTAAAGGCGCTGGCCTGATGCGGGCTTGGTACTGCGGGTACTGCGTTCATTACCGCCCCGCCGTCAACCGCCCGCCGTTTCCGAACCATACTGGCGATAAAGATTTCTCAACAACCCGATAGGTAAAACCAATGAAAGATAAAGTAAGTAACCCTGAACGCCGCCCGTCTTTGTCGGCGGTCTTCGCTGTACCGGACGACCCCGCCCCGTGTACTGCGCCCGCTCCGGCGGCTTCCCCGCTGGTTACTTTCAATCAATCCCCGCCGTCTGCGGCGTTGCTTCCCTTCCCGCCGCCTGTGCTGGTTGGCCCACCCCGTCCGCGCAAGCGCAGTAGCAAGCCAATTGAGGACGACCGGCGTAGCGCGATGGCCGCGTGCATGACCGCGTATCAGTCTGACCGTGCGCCGCGCGTGTCTCACTCACCCTACACCCTACCGCCCGCCCGCCGCTACCGGCATTCGCTTGCCCCGCCCCGACCCGCTGACGACTGCGATGAAGCGGCGCTCTGCGCGTATATGCTCGCCATGCTGGCGTTCGTTAAAGGTTACTGCCTGCATCACCTGCGCACATGGGATACCGAACGGGCGGGGATGACCGAATCTATGAACCGCGACCCGGCGGCGTATCAGCTGGATTACTACATCACCAAGATTATCGAGGCGCAGCCTGTCGGCACACCGGACTATCTGCTCTGCTTCCGTGGGCGCTTCATCGGTATCGAAATGAAGAACCCGATCACCTACCGCAGGGCTGACCATAACTTGTCCGCAAGACAACTTAGGGCGCATGACCATATCAACGCCGCATATGGTCGCGTGGTAACGCTGGGTACTGCGGCGCAAGTCGAAGACTTTGTGCTGTCGCTCTATTGGCCGTTATGATATTGCAGTTACTGCGCGCCTGCCGTCTTTATTAACTTTCTGTAAACTTGTTGACTCCATCCCGTACTTGCGGCAGAATGCCGTCTAAGCCGCAAGTACGATACCCTTGATTATCCGTAGCAGGCTTAACGACCTAACCCCATAAACCACATAACTAACGAGGAACCTACCCATGTCTTTACCTGAAAACTACCCTGCCGGGTTGCAACGGCATTTGCAACATTTCGCTTCCTTATTGATCACTTGCCCGCAACCGACAACGGATGATACTGCGGTAACTTCCGGCGCGTTGGCTGGCCCGTCGCTGCAAGATTTCTTTCCCGGCTTGGTGGTACTGTCAACGCTGGCCGCCGTAAGCGGCTCTATTAAACATAAACTTACCGAGAGGTCAATACTATGAAACTAAGTAACAAATACAAAACCGTCCTGTTTTATGGACATATCTTGCGCGTCAAAAACGATGCTTCCTATTTAGTTGCCGACGCTACCGGAGAAATCTTTTCCTACACAAGTAGACCCGCTTATAAGGACGGAGGGTTGCATTGGCGCGGGGAAGGCTCTTCCCGTTTATGTACGTGGGTTACTTTCGAATCAGGCGAAAACTGGAAGGACACCCTGACCTACTGCGAAGGTGAGGGGCAGGAATGGATGCTTGACTTGAAAACCAAGATAGCTGTGGAGTATGCGTTACTGCAAGATGGTTCTATCCTGCGGGAGAAGGCCTTGTACGAAGTTGTGGGAGCTTCACCATTCGGGGAGCCGCTTACCCAGTTACAGTGGGAGGCTTTCCGCAAACATTCCGGCGTGGAAAACGTGGCGGGCAAGGAATTTCTTGATGCGCTAGAAGAGAAGATTAAATCGGCAACGACGCGATATATCGGGGTGGAGAAGGCTACGCAACTCGAAGACGACAGCCGCCTCGTTCGTGATTACTATGGCGCTGAACTTGTTATTCCGGAATGGGCGCAGTTTATTTCTATGGATAGCGATGGAAGAGTGTGGTGCTACGAATTACTACCGGAGCCGAGTAAGGGCAGTCAATTAGGGAACTGGACGACTGGTGGTAGGGGCAAAGCGTGCGTTGTAGGCTGGCGCAGCAAGCATACTGCCGAAAAAGAATGGCGTGGCAGCTTGCGGGAGGTGCAGTCATGAAACTTGAAAACTTTGTTCCGCGTCCGATGCGCGAAGTAGAATACTTCGGCGTGAAAATCAGCATTCCCGAAGACCATGAATGGGTGGCGACCGACGATAACGGGGAACTACACAGCTACCCAGTAGAGCCAGAAGAACAGCACGGGATATGGGTAGTACCGCAGTACCACGAAATGGAATCCGCGTTTATCAGCTCGTTCGAACCTATCGATGAAAACGACGCCATAAATATTCTGCGCCATTACCCGATAGGAGAACAAAAATGCAATTACTAACACGCTTCAAAACCGTAGTGTTCTACGGGAATATCCTGCGCATTCCAACAGAAGTCCAGTATATCGCGGCGGATGCAGGCGGTACGGTGTGGGGATTCGAGCACAAACCGTTTATATCCACCGCCCGACCGGAGACGTTTACTGCGGCGAGAGACGGCAGGCGTATCCTGCTAGGCGCGGTGGTGAAGTGGTCAACGAAAGAGGCCGCCAATACTGCGTGGAAGCAGTCCTTGCACGAATGTGTAGCAGATGAACGTTGGATGATCGAAGCAGCGGCAGTATTGAAGACCGCTGTGAACCTGATGACTGACAACAAACCCGCGTTTGCCGAGGCATGTTTGCAAGCAGTGGCCGACCGCATAGCGCTGGCTGCGCAGAAAACCCTTACTGAGGTATCGCAAGTTTACCGTGGGTTTTTGCAGCACGGCGCGCCGATGGTGGAGAAGGATAGCTATGCGGAATTGCGGCTGCGGACGAGGGTTTTTTCGAAATCCGCTAGTTAAAGGCGTTGAAGGAGAACAATTATGGCTAAACCTACTGTACTGGATACTGCCCGTGAGATGGTTACTGATGCCGTCTGCCGGGTGTTGGATTTTATAAACGAACCGGACGGCAGCAAGATTGACCTTATCGCCCTGCTACCGCGATTGTCTGTGGTTCAAGCGCTACTGGTAGCAATTACATGGGAATCCAAGTTGGAGATAACCCGGTCGGCCTATGCAATAACGTGGACTAATCCCGACTTCCCGGCGCTGGAAATGTCCGTGTGGTGGCCGAAGACGATGGTGAAAGAATTGTTTGTTGCAGACGAGGCGGACGGGCGGCTGCGCCCGGCGCGGTTTCCTTATTCTTCACCAAGTATGGGCATCAAGTGGCGGGGCGTGAAGAATGCTTCCCCGCGTTCACGCGAGGCGCAAATACGGGAGCTTACCTTTGATTCTGTCTTTCCGATAGTGTATCCGGAAGAGCATAAGGGTGATACGTTTAACCGTCCGTCAAGCATACTGGCTAGGGATGTATTACTTTCCGCGATAATGCAGCGGTGGTTGTCGTTGTTCGCGGTTATGTTATCCGGTAAAACCGCAGCGCAACGGGAGGCGAAGGCGCAGGCAGAAGCGTGGTACGCCCAAGCGAACAACGATAGTCGGTTACTGCGGCGGTTACTGTTGGAAACGAACACTGACTTCCAACGGCTTTACCATACAGCGGCGTTGCTTGACAAAGCAGGCGAACGGTTGAAGCAGGACAGGATAGTGGACGCTAGCTTGTATCCGCGTCTATGCACGATACAGGACAACATTCACGAAGACCTCGAACAGCTTGCCGCTAACGCCAGTGAAGCAGAGTTACCGTGTAACCCGTTCGTCCCGCGCCCGGGAGTACATTTCCGGGTAGGAATGAATAGGGATGGGTATTTGATAGGCACGGAAACATACCGCCCGGCTACTGTGGTATCCGATACAGGAGTAATTATGAATAAGTTTGAGCCTTCCTGGGTACGAACAGAAGATTTGGGGGTGGAGTAGTCGTGGGTAGAGTTAGAGATGACAAGGCAAGACACCGCAAAATTTGTCGCGTTTCTAAATAAAACTTTGGGAGAACAATCATGAAAGTATCAACAACATTCAACACCAAGACTGTGCTTTACGGAGGGAAAATCCTCAGAGTAAGCGACCGGATTAAATATATTGCGGCGGACAAAGACGGGACGGTTCACGGGTTCCGTACCCGGCCTGTCGCGGTCAAGGAGAACGGCTTTTGGAACGACATCAGCGACAGGATAAGCGTGTCGGCGCAGGTGGACTGGACGTGCAGGGAGCATGATAGAGGAGCGTGGGTGCATAGCTTGCGAGCGTGCGGTAAAGACGAAGGCTGGATGCTCTTTACTGCGGGAAAGGCTGCCGCCGGGTTGGACTTATTTAGCGCGGGTAAGCGTGATGTTGCTAAGGGAGTTTTTAAGGAAGTAGCAGCTTGGTTGGAAGACGTGGCGAAGGCTGAGGCGTTCAATTTGCAGGAGCTCTACAAAATATTTATTACTCATTCCGGTTGCAATATAAAAGAGGGTAGTGAAGCAGAGGTTGCGTTGCGGGGGATTGTTCTTCCAGCGCCTGCTTACCGGAAAATCCAATACCACGGCGCGACGTTTTTTGTACCGCCGGACGCGGAGTGGGTGGTAACGGATTATAACGTGGCTACGGGCAACGGTATGGTGTTGGCTTACGTTGATCGCCCATTGAGAAGACCCGTTGCTTTTTATTGGTATACCACTACCAAAAGTAAATACACAACGATTGGCTGGCTACCTTCGCCAGTAGCGGAAGCTGCGTGGAAAGAAGAACCGCAACGGGTAGAAGATTTGGAGGTGGAGTGATGAACGGGGCAAACCAAACGATATGGCTGTACGGTTCGCAGATACTGATGCTGGTTGCCGCAGTCGGGTTACTGCTATGGGCTTTCCATGAAGAGGTGGAAAGTATGCTGTTTACCAAGCAGGAATATATTAGCGTAAAAGCCATAGGGTTTACTATAACCGTAGTAGCGTTATTGTTAGGGAACACGATGGGTATTTTGTTAGACCCGGTAATTTGGCATGACAAGGCATTTGGGCAGTTTGCGCTGGCGATGGTTGCAGCGGTAAGTAAACTGGTATGCAACATAATGGAGTGAAAAATGTCGACAGAACTTTTAATACTATGGGATCGTAGTTTAGCAATAGCTCTATTGATTGGCGCCGTCGGGGTTTTACTTTGGGCGTTCCATAAAGAGATAGAAGACCTGTTATTTACTAAGCGAGAGTATATCAGTGTGCGTTTAGTAGGTATTCTTACTGCGGTGTTTTCAGTGCTGGTAATAAATACGCTTGGATTGGTGCTTATACCAAGCGAGTGGATAGTAGCGGCTGTGCTTCAAACTATTGTCTTTATTGGTGTAGCAATTTTACGGGAGAGTGCGAAATGGTGAAACGATACATATTCGAAGGTTATTCGGACGATATATTCGGCGAGTACGGCATAACCAATATTGAGCATGATGATTTTGGGGAGCAATCTACGCACGAGTTTACTGTGGTTCGTTCTAACGGCGAGGGGGTGAGCATCACGGGCGTTTACTGCGACAATGGGGTGTGGAATATCGGCATGGCGCTGATTGATGCGGAGAAACCCCTGAACGCCGATTGGTATATCTACTTTGAGCCGAACGAAGAAGCCGCTTACCGTAACCGTTTGGTGGTCGTTGCGCCTGATGATGCGAAATTACGGTGCTTGAACAGCGGGGAGAGTGAGAAATGAAAATGTTGGAAGAGATAGTCACCGCGCGAAAAAATTACATTCACAGCACCGGGAGAAAACCAACCCATGTTGTGTTAAGCAGAGAGGCTTATGCGCTTTTACACGAAGCGGCGAACCCGCCTGTAAAGCAAAAAAACGGAGAAAGCCGATGATGCGGAAAAGGTGTTTGGTATGGAAGTGGTCATCGACGATGCCGCTTTTATTTGGAGCCGGGTTTCATTTGCTAGAAGACCATAGGAGAACAATCATGAAAAACGAACAGAATATTGCGGTACGCATCTACGGAAATATATGCGTGAAAATGCCGTTACAGGCTTGGTTAGGGGTAAAGTATCTCGCGTATGACGAAAACGGGGATTTATACGGGTACGACAAAATCCCCATGCGGAAAATGACGTACTGGGATGTCGCCAGTCGGGGCGATAAGAGCGTGCTTATTGTAAACTTAAACACGCTTCCCCGTGATTGGACGGCATCTTGCCTGTCAGTAGAACAGATACTGGAAAGCCCGGCGAACGCCGAACTGGCGGCTTGGGAAAAAGAAAACAATATCGCTCACCCGGTACCCGAAGAAACCCTAGAGGTGTTGTTGGATATTCTGATGAAAGCGCCGAACCAAGCGGCTGAACCGACTGCGAGCGAAGACACAGCACCGGACGAAGATACTGCGAGAATCGTTGACCCGGTAAACCACCCCACACATTACCGATCCAATGGCATCGAGTGTATCGACGCTATCCGCGCCGGGCTGACACCGGAGCAGTTCGAAGGTTACTGCCGGGGCAACGCGATGAAATACCTGTGGCGGGCGGGGAAGAAAGTAAAACCGGGGCAGACCGTGGAGGAAGCACGGGAAGAGGATTTGGCAAAGGCGCGGTGGTACTTGGATACCGTGATCAAGAAGTGGAAGACGGATAGGGAGTTTGCGAAGTTGGCGGATTGGGCAATTTCTGCGGCGAAAGAGATACTGGCACAGGCAAAGCAGAAAAAAGACGGAGCCGACTATGACTAGCCCATTAGTAATCCTGTTGGACTTCGAGACCTACTACGACAAAGAGTATTCCCTAAGTAAGATGACGACGGCGGAATACGTCGCCGATAAGCGTTTCCATGTCATGATGATGGCGGTAAAAAGCCGCCACGAAATCTTCAACCCGGTTATCGCCGCCGGACTATCCCGGACACCCGATCATACCGACACGGTAAGTTATTTACAGCGGCGTGGTTTGCCGGGGGAGACCTGCGCGGTATTGGAGGGGGTTTCCCTTCAAATGTATTTGGATGCCTGTAAAGTGTGGCGGGAGAAGACCCGCGAGCAGATAATCGTAGTTGGGCAGAACCTCGCCTTCGATGGCTTGATACTGTCTAGGCATTACGATTTCGAGCCGGATATGTATATCGATACCATGCAACTTGCCCGGTATCTTGGCTGGCATATCGCAGCGGGTGGCGCGTCGTTCGCCAAACTGACCGATCACCTGCGCGCGCATGGCTATAACATCCCGGCGAAAGGCGAGGAAGTTACGCACGCGATGGGCAAACACCGCGCTGACTTTACTGATGCCGAGTGGCGAGGCTACCGTAATTACTGCATGAACGACGTATTGATCACCGAGGGGTTGTTGAACCTCGCCGTCCGGTCGTTGACCGAGACAGGCATTACCGCCATAGGTACCAACAATGCCGGGGACGAGTTGGCGTATCAATCGTTGATTACCGCGATGGCCGCCGCGCCGCGCTTGATGGTTGACAAGGCGCTGGCTATCGAAGAACACGACGGGGTGGTAGCCAAACACAAGGCGGCGCTGGATAAAATTCGCAGCTATTTGGCAGTAACGTCTGACGATGAATTGAAAACTATCCTGCGCAGCAACGATCGGTTGGCGCAGTTGCTGGCGACGCTTGGCGGGGTTGCTTGGTATCCGAACAGTGCGAACGTGCAGGTTATCCCGGAAGAAGACATACTGCCGTATGGTAATTTCATTATCCCGCAAAAGATTAGCGCGACGACCGGGAAGCCAACGTGGGCGTTTGGCAAGAAAGACCGGGGGTTTCTCGCGCTACTAGGCGATGACGAGGAAGAACAGGCGCTGGCCGGGGTACCGCATAACATAGCGACGGTGATACAGGCGATTATACAGGCGCGGCTGGATGTGAAATCGTCCATTGCAGAGACGCGCGCGGCGCTGTTTATGCGTCTAGCGGATACTGGAAGCCTGCCGGTGCCGTATCTGATTGCCGGGGCACACTCTTCCCGGATGTCGGGAACAGGGGGGTATAATCCGCAGAACCTCAGCAGTGGCCGCGACGGGCAGACGAACCTGTTGCGCCGCAGCATACGCCCGAAGCGACCGGAAATGAAGGTGATTGCGGCAGATAGCAGTCAGGTTGAGGTTCGCTGTGCAAGCTACCTAGCCAACAATACTGCTGACCTGACCGCGTTCAAGGAAGGCCGTGATATTTACTGCGAAGCCGCCGCGCGCTTATACGCCGAACCGTATCAAGTCATACTGGAAGGGGCGAAGAAAGAGCATCACCCGGACTATGTACGCAAGCGGCAGGTGGCGAAGGCCGCCGTGTTGTCCTGTCAGTTCGGTACCGGGGCAAGGGCTTTCCGGGAATACGCCCGCGTCGTTGGCCGGGTGGTGTTGAGCGAAGCCGAGGCGCAGGAGATTGTACGCGGATACCGTAACAACAACGCCCCGGTGGTTGCCGCATGGCAGGCTTGCGAAGATGCCTTGATGCAGATGGTGCAAGGGTATGCCGGAGAGTTCGGTGCGCCGTTCGCCTATTGCAAAGAAGGCACTACTGCGCAGGCTTACCCGTTACGCTTCGAAGGTAATCGGTATGTGTTAGGGATACCGACCCCCGGTATCCGCCTGCCATCGGGTTATTGGATAAACTACCGCCAGCTTACCGCCGAACCTGACCAATGGCCGGATGGTTCGCCCAAGACGTCGTATTACTTTATGCAATACAAGAACGGGCGCGTTCAGAAAAACTATACGTATAGTTCTAAAATTTTTGAAAACGCGGTGCAAGGAACTGCTTTTCAAACAATGACTTGGCAAGCGGTGCGGATGAACGAGGAGTTGCAATTATACACTGTCGCGCATGATATTGCCCCGGACGCCCGCCCGCGCATCGTGATGAACACGCACGACGAATGGATTGCGGTAGCACGGGAACAGGATGCGGAAGCCGTGTTGAACCTGATGTTGCGCTGGATGCGCACCGCCCCGCCGTGGCTTCCCGGCTTGCCGTTGGACGCCGAGGGCAGTATTGCCGATACTTACGGAGACGCCAAATGAAGAAAGGTAAACCGCAGGCCAGCGAACTGCCGCAACTTAGTCCTTACCTGCTGCGGGAGCCGTTTAACTCGCAGGACTTGTACGACGCTTTTACACAGATGGAAGCGGAGAGTGCACAGGCAGTAAAAGAAACCCCGGCGAAAGTACAGTGGTTCACCCCGGAGCAGTTGGCAACCCATATCCGGGGAATGATCACGCAAACTTATCGGGGCAAAAATTACTTCGCAGCCGAACGGGTATGGGGGCTGCATGGCTTTAACCGTCAACAGCTAGTCGGACAGGACGCAGACGAAGACGCTGTGTCTGCGCAGTTGCGGGTGTATTCCGCCTCGCGTTTGTTCCCCGCTGGGGAGCATGGGTATAACAGGGAGAGCCGCCGGGTTTATACCCCGAACTCGCAGACGATACAGGGTATCTTATCTACGGCTTACGCGGTTATCCGCGAGACCCTCGACCCACGCTTGGCTGAGGACGGTACCGAGCAGCCGCCGTTGCCCTGCCCACCAGTGAAGCGCCCGGCAGTAGATGGGTATTACTATTACCGGGGTGTGTGGCGATCGGATAAGACGTTATGGGCGCGCGGGCAGGAGAAGTTAAACGCGCCTAAGGCGAAAGCCATATGGTTGATGATGACCGTAGTCCCGGAAGATTTAACCCGTGAACGGGCGCAAGCCGCATACACCCACTTGCGCACCCGCTATGTGAGACGTTGAGATGGCATACAGTTATACCGCGCTGAAAGACTTTGCCCACTGCCCGCGCAAGTATCACCGGGTACGGATAGCGAAGACCCATAAGACTGAGGCGACGGAAGCTACCGAATACGGTAGCGCTGTGCATAAAGCATTGGAAAACTACGCCCGCGACCGGACGCCTTTACCGTACAGCCTGCAACAGTATCAGCCCTATGCGGACGCGTTGGACGTCGCGCGGGCGACTTATACTTTGATACCGGAACAGACCATTGGCCTTACCCACGACGGGCAGGCGGTGTTCGGTACTGACCGGGCGGATATGTGGTGGGCGCGCGACATCAAGATTGCAGGCATTTGTGATTTATTGCTCTTGTCTTGTGATAAAACTACGGGTAAAATAGCCGATTATAAGACGGGTGGCGATAAATACCCGGATATAGAACAACTGGATTTGATGGCGTTTCTCGCGATGCAGGCATACCCGACGTTAGAAACACTGGAAGCCAAATTGCTCTATGTCAAGACCGGCACCTGCTTCCCGCCCGCGCCGAAGGTGTACCGACGGGAGGATATGCCGGAAATTGACGCCCGTTTTTCCGCCAAGATAGCGGAGGTGGAAACGCGTAAAGACGCGTTGATAAGTGATGTTACCGCGCTAGGGGTGCAAGCGAAGGCCGCTGGCCTTGCCGCCCCGGCGATGGCAGACCTTTATCCGCTATACGATAAACACTTCCCTGACAACGGGGGCAATCCCTTATGCGGCTGGTGTCCGGTAACGGATTGTGTGTTTCACCAAGAGTTCTTGTCTATACGACTAAGAAAAGAGAGGAAATCATGAACGAAATAAGAAAAGCCCTGTGGCAAGCCATAGGCCGAATATCCCTAACCGAACCCCCGGCGAACGGCTGCCGCGGTAACGAGTATCCCTGTTACGGCGCAGTTACGGCGGCAGGCGATTTGCAACTGCGGCGGGACTGGTCATACCGTGAGAGCGACGACCCCGGCGGTATTGTGGAGAAAGAAGGCGATCCGGTGTTCGTCGTTATAGAGACAGCGGAGTTTCGTAGCTTTTCCCATTTACCCGTGATTACGGTTTATGACCAGTTCGCCTATAAACCTGACGCCCGCCACGGCGACCCCCTTTATTCCACGGTATTGAAGCGTTGGTTTATCAACCCTGACCTGACCGGCGACGCGCTGGATAACGCGTTGGCTGACCGTGAGGAAGAAATAGAGAACGTTGCCCGTGCTATCCTGCCCTTCATGCCGTGGGAAGACCACAGCCCCCGCGCCCGACGCGAGGAACAATTACTTAACCAAGCGGAGACCGCATGAATATTACAGCCCCCCCGCCGGTGGTAGTACCGGCAATCGCCGACATCCAAGCGGCAGACGCGCGTGAACAAGAGTTTCTCAACGAATTGAAACACCAAACCTTGCAAGAACGCTGCGACAGCGCGGAGTTTATCTTGCGCGAAGCCACATGGTTTGAGAACGACATGGCGAAATATATCGCCGAAGCCCTTGCCTACGCGATGCAGGCAGTCGTCGATTTACGCGACGAACTGGAAGAACTGCAACGTAGTTTGGAAGCCACGGGAAGCCAACCCGATACCGCTACCGCGTTGGAAGACATACCCGCCGAAGACGCGACGGACGATGACACCGCAGGTATTTCGACGCCGGAGCCTGTGTCCCCGCCGAAACCGGACGAACCGGAGAGCGGGTATATGCAAACGCATGACCCTGACCCGACGCCTACGCCCGGCGCGCAGATGAACCATGCGCTTGTCCAGCGGCTGCGTAATACCGTAATCGAGTTGCGCGCTGTCGTAGGGAAAGGCTTGCACAAGGAAAAGAAAGAAGCCCTCGATACCGCCTGCGCGACGATTGAAGCTGTCATGCAGGCGCTCACCGGGGAAGCCCCGGAGAATCACGGCGGCTTGGTATGAATGATGAAGACATGAAACGGTGGGCGGCGGAACGCGAAGCCCCAGAAGGTTGGTTACTGTCGGTATGTTGGAAGCTGACAGATGCCGAACCCAAGCAGGCAGAGTGCGTGGTGATGGAATTACACCGTACCCGCGCAACCGCTAGCGACCCGGAATGTTGCGTACCCGACCGCCCCGTTACCTACCGCGCGTTAGGCAAAGAAGCCATACTGCGCGGCGTGGATAATATTAACCACCCGGCGCTTGCCCGTGCTTGGGATGAACTGGTGTTTTGGGCGCAAGCCCATTGATAAACCGCCCGCCTTTCGCGGGCTTTTTACTAAGGAGACGACGATGAGGGCAAACTTTGAAACCGCGTACCGCTTGATACGGCAAAAGGAAGGCGGGCTGGCGAACCACCCGAAGAAAGCCGACCCCGGCGGGCTGACAAACTTTGGCATAACGCAGAAAACCTACGATGCCTACCGGACGCGGGCAGGATTACCGTTGCAATCGGTGCGTAACATCACCCAAGCCGAAGTGCGCGATATTTATTACCACGACTATGCCAAGCCGGTGCGCTTCAACGAACTGCCCGCCGGGATTGATTACATCATGTTCGATACGGCAGTCCATTCGGGCGTGAGCCGCGCGGTAAAACTGTTACAGCGAACATTGAAGGTTCAACAGGATGGGGACTTCAGCAGTAAAACCATGAATGCGTTGCAGGCGGTTGCCAAGCATAGCGTTACCTCGTTGATTGAGGACTTGCTGGAAACGCGCTTGGCGTTCTTAAAGACCCTGCGCAATTGGAAAGCCAACGCTAACGGCTGGCAGAAACGTATTGATTTTGTCAAAAAGAACGCGTTGTCGCTTGCCCGTACCGGTGCGGCGGCTGATCGCACGTTAGACCCGGTGGACTACGCCCCGGAGGCGGCGGACGCCAAAGGTTACGGGCAGCAATCTCTTACCGCTTCCATTGCTTCCAGTAAGCGGTCGCAAGCCGCCGTTGCCGGAGGCACGGGCGCAGTCATCGCCGCCGCAGGGGAAGCCGTAACGGCGGTAGAACCGTTGCGCGAAGCCTTGTCATGGACGCGGTATGCGGAAATCATCGGGCTGGTGCTGATTATCGCGGCGTTCATTTACATCATTTGGCACCGCGCGCATAAGGAGGATTCATGAAACGGATACTCTCGCGGATATGGCAATACATTGCCGCCGTCGCCGTAACACTAGCGGCGTTCTTTTCTTTCCGGCTGTCTGCGGAGAAAGCCAAAGCGGAAGCCGAACGCAACAAACGGCAGAAGGCTTATACCGACGGTTTGCAGGAAAGCAATGACCGGATGCAGGACGCGATTGAAGCCTCGCGCAAAGCCCGGCAGGAAGCAGACGCGGCGCTGAACAAAGGCCGCCGTAACCACTTCGAGGATGGCAAGGTATGAAGGTGTTACTGTGTTTACTGCTCGCGGGGTGTACGTCCCCGCAGTACCTTGTCCAGCGGCATACCTGCCCGGCAGCGCCAACGTTGCCCATCGTGCTGGAAAGCGAACTGGCAACGCTGACAGACGCGACCTACAAGACGCTGGTGGAACGGGAGTTACTGTTCAAAGAATATATCCGGCTGTTGGAGGTGTATTGTGATAAGCGAAATTGACGTTACCGCGCGCTGGACGCAGGGGTATTGCTATCTCGATATGCGCGCGCCGCTGATTGCGCTTCTACAAGGGCGGTTTCGGGTGCATGGCTTGGTACGTCCGTATTGCTTTTGGCGTTTGCCCGCCGCCCGCGAGGAAGCCGCAGATGCGGTTATGACGAACCTGATATTCGACCTTGAACAGCGGGCGCGTGAAACCGTTGGACGCCTCACGTTCGCCGGGATGCCGGAAGAAGACGCGCTGGTATTGATGCCCGGACACATCATGGCATACGGGGAGGCGAAGCTACCGACACGGTTAATCCACGCGGTACTGGAAGAGAACCACAATAACCTTGCGTGGCGGGCGCTGCGCGACGCGATTAAGGAGGCGACGTATGGAAAGACTGGACAAGCTGGCTGACCGGATAAAACAACTGGAAGGCGAGTTAGACGTCTTGCGGGCGGAGTTGGTAAACCTGCGCCGGGAATATACGCAGCACTGGCGCGGCGAACCCCATTACGGCGTGAGGGCAGGACGATGACAGAAGACAAAGTACCTGCGCTGTTTGATCTGTTGCTGGCGCGCGGTAATGTCGGTATCGAGTTTATCCGCGAACTGCATGAAAGCACCGGGCGGATATTGAAGGTCGTTGACCAGATTGACACCGAGTGGCAGATACCGCGCGAGATGCCGGACACCATACGCCGCATTGCGGATGCCGTGCGTAAGACCTACCCGGAATTTGCGAACGCGACCGATGCGGAAATCATTAAACAGTTTGGATTGGAGAAGTCATGAACATTTGGGAAATCAGCTTGGCAGGTGTAATTACCCGCATTAACTATGCCGGTGATACGGCGGCGGATGTGCTGGCGATGATAAACGCCCGCAACGGTTTCTTGGCGGACGGGGTTTATGTGAACCCGAAAGCCGTGCTGGCCGTAACTAAATTCAACGGCGATTCGGTACTCAATACCGTGCCATTGGACACCGCAAATGGCAAAGCCGCTTAAAGGGATTACCTTAGTATCCGACACCCGCGTAGCGTTCGATCTGCCTGCTGACATTGTTGTAGATGGGATAAGCGGTAACGTCGTTCCCACCTTGTCGGAAGAGATTTTTACCGATTGGAAAGACCCCCGCGTATCCGGCCCCGGCGTCCGCTGGGAGATGGACTGGACGCAACACAACATGATGCAGCTAGCCCACTGTCAGACCGTCGGGCAGTCTTACCGTTACTATCCCGATATGCGGGTGCTGTCGCGGGCGATCGCCGATTACCCCTTCCCCGGACGTTTCCGCCCGTATCACCATCAAAGCCGGATTGTGAACTTGCTGACCACCAACCCGCGTGCATATTGCTTTGCCGGGATGGGGACGGGGAAAACCGCAGCGGCGATATGGTCGGCGGAATATTTACGACAACTGGGGCTGGCGCGGAAAATCCTTGTTGTCTGCCCGAAGACCATACTGTATGCCGCGTGGCATAACGACTTGCGCGACCTGTTACCGAACGGCTTGCACGACGTACGCATACTGGACGGCAGCCGCGACGCCCGGCTGAAACGGCTGCAATCCGGCGGGGTTTATCACGTTACCAACTACGAAGGCGTGTGTATGCTGACGCAGGAACTGCATGATCAGCAATATGACTTGATTATCGTGGACGAGAGTACCGCGTATAAGACCTACACCACTAAACGCTGGAAAGCATTGCGCGCCGTGGTGCGTGATGAAGCGTGGATGTGGGCGCTCACGGGGACGCCTTGTCCGCAGGGGCCGGAGGATGCGTATGGGCAGGCGCGCCTATTGACGCCGTGGACGGCACCGCGCACGGTATCGCTGTGGCGCGATCAGACCATGATTACCATCAGCAAGTTTATCCGCCGCCCGAAAGCCGACTGGCACGACAAGGTTCATGCCATATTGCAACCCGCTATCCGTATCAGTAAAGAAGAAGCCGCGTTGAACTTGCCGCCAAAGGTATCGTCCTTCCGGGATGTGCCGCTATCGAAGGGACAAGCCGACGCGCTGGCGTTGTTGAAGAAGGATTACCAAGTCCGGTTCAACAACGGCGAACTGGCGGTAACGGCTGCGAACGCTGCCGTGTTGTTCGTGAAGATGCAGCAAATATTCACCGGGGCAGTCTATGCCGACGCCGAACGTAACACGGATACCGCGACCGTAGGCGAGAAGGTGCTGGCGGTATTGGATAACAAGGCGCGCGAGGAAGCGCTGGTGGACGTTATCCGCGAGACACAGGCAAACGTGGACGAGGAGGCCATGCAGGCAGGCGGTAGCCCGGTCGCGGGCAAGACGCTGGTGTTTGTACCGTTTCGCCATGCCGCCGCGCGGATTGCACAGGTACTGACGGCGGAAGGAATTACCCATGCGGTTATCAATGGCGATACGCCGGGCGCGCAACGGGGTGAGATACTACGCCAGTTTCAGACGTTGCCTGACCCGCAGGTAATCGTCGCCATACCTAACGCTTTCTCGCATGGTGTTACCGCCACCGCCGCCAGCACAATCGTTTGGTATGGTGCGCCTACCCGGACGGAAGTGTACTTGCAAGCGAACAACCGCATCGACCGACCGGGGCAAACCCAGCATATGAACATCATTCACCTGTGCAGTGGCGGTATGGAGCAGCGCTACTACGACAACCTGATAAACAATGAAAACAATCAAGAACAAGTGCTTGCGTTATTTTCTGAATTTATCGCTTGACCTTGTAGCAGATTGCCCGTATAGTGCAATCAAACCTACAACGGAGACCTACCATGACAAAAACCTTTTACAACCTGCGCGACCTCGACGATACCGCCACGCGCACTTACCTTGAAAACTGCACGGCTGACCAGCTACTGACTTGGTATTTCCAAACCAAAGGCGCGGTAGCCACCTACGAAGCCGCCGTGAATGAACATCTGCGTCCGTACAAGGAGCAGTTGGAACTTATTGATTTCCTGCTTTCCCGCAAGATGGACGCTGACGACGTGAAGTCGTTGAAGACCGCCGCCGGTTCTGTAACCCGTACCATGCGTACTGCCTATAAGGTAGTGGATATGGACGCGGTAATGAAAGACGCGATGGCGAACGACCGACTGCACCTGCACAAACTCACCCCGATTAAAGAAGAAGTGGAGGCGGAGATTGCCCGCCTGCGCGCGGAGGGTAAAGACGTTGACGGCTTGCCCGGTATCGAACTCACTTCTTCTTCCTACCTGCGGTACACCGCAGCGAAAGCCTAATCCCCCACCACGGATACGGCGGCGGTTCGCTGTCGCCGTGCAGTTGCCTTCGGGCAGCTGTGAGTTGAAACTACTTTGGAGACTATCATGCCTGCACTTTACACCCCTAACCAATCCCGTATCGACCATGCTTTGGCTACCTTGCCGACGCAGACGATCGAGGTAAAACAAAACGCTATCTTCATCCGCAAAGCCTTGCTGTTTGGCGGTAGCCCGAACCCTGCCGCGAACTTTTCCGGGAGCGCTTATGTCATCCCGAAACTGGGCGACCTGAAAGACAGCCCTTACAGTTTGAGCGGGCAAATCTTTCTTTCCGCCGAAGTCGCTTGGCAGTTAGAACAACTGACCGAAGCCGTGTTGCAAGGTACGGCGGCAAACTTGGGTATCAAAAGCACCGTAAGTAAGCATTTAGCCGGTATCAATTTCGATGCCGTCCGCGATTTCAATGGCGACACCGATAAGACTTACCGTTACCTGAACGTGAAGGGTTACGCGAAAGCACAAGAATATCAGCAGAAAGTCGCCGCCGGGCAAACCGATGCGTCTTTATCTGTACTGTATGAACCGGACTTGAACGGGCTGGTGGGCTGCTCTGTTACCGCCAACTGTGGTAGTTACAAAGACGGTAAGCTGCTCAACCCCATGTCGCCCGAACAAATTGACCCTGCCCGTTACGGTGTTAAACAATACTGGGATTTCAAAGACGGCGCGCTTCCCCGTCAACATATGTTCGGGCGCGTAGGAAACTTTGCCGAACTGGCGAAGATGGGTGAAAGTATCCTGCAAACGCCCTCGCTATTCGACGAAGACGATGTAGGCCATTTCGCGGTTGCCGATGTACTGGTATACCCGTATGCCATCAAGAACCCGCAAGGCCGTGTCTTTATCAAGCATGACCTGTTCTTTATCCTGATCCGCGACCGTCCGTTCCCGATCACCGGTGGCCGCCACGTGGATGCGGACGCCCTGATCGGTGGCGACTACCCCGTTGAACAGCAAGCCGTAGCACCGCAAGCGGCAGTACCGCCTCAACCACAAGCGCCCGTTCAACCTGCCGCCTCGGTAGCCCAACCAACTGCGCCTACTGCGCCGCAAATGCAAGCACCAGTAGCACCGCAAACGTTGGCACCCCAAGCGCCCGTTCAACCTGCCGCCTCGGTAGCCCAACCAACTGCGCCTACTGCGCCGCAAATGCAAGCACCAGTAGCACCGCAAACGTTGGCACCCCAAGCACCCGTTCAACCTGTCGCACCGGTAGCCCCTGCGGCTCCGCAAGCCGTAGCGCCGCAACCAGCAGTACCGTCTCAACTACAAGCTCCGGTTCAACCACAGGCACCTGCTGCGTTTGCACAACCACAAGCTCCGGTTCAACCACAAGCGCCAGCAGCGCCGCAAACTGTAGCACCTCAGCCTATGCAACCACAGGCACCAGCAGCACCTGTCGCCCCGCCTGTTCCACAAGCACCGGTAGCGCCGACTACAACAACGAATGCGGCAGCCGCATTTATCCAAGGTCTAGGTCAGTAAACAAACCGCCCCGGTTTTACCGCCGGGGCTTTTCAAACGGAGGCTTTTATGGCGCGTTCAGCTACACGGTTACGGCAGTATATTGAAGACCCGAATACGGCACCGGAAATCCGCGCTGCTTTGGGCTTGGTACTGGAACATAATTTACCTATGTATAAGGTAGTGCGCTTGTTTGGCAGTAGCGTGCAGGCGTTCAAGGCCGCGTGCGACGGCTTGATTACGGGCGGCAGCGCTGCTTATTACGAAAAACATCATACCCGTATCGAGGACGTTACTGCGGCTATCCGCCACGGCGCGGAATACGGTATGTTTACAGGAAGCGCGGCTACCCGTTTTCAGACATTGTGCGGTATCTTGGCCGCGTTAGCGGACGGTAAAGAAGCAGAGTGAGGCCGTCATGGATTACGCATGGCTGGTCGCTATCGCTTGCGCGGGCAACATCTTCATCGGCGGGGTAACAGAAAGCCGTAGCCTTGCGCGCTGGACGACCGCCCCTGACCAAGCCGACATGATGCGCGCGGGGCAGAGTGCAGGGGAAACGGATGTGTATTTCACCCCGGCGTCCTTTACCGAACCATGCAACCGTACTTCGAAAGCCGTTTCTGGTATCCGTGCGTTTTGGGTTGACATCGACGCCCACGGTGAAGGCGCGAACAGTTACGCGACGAAAGCAGAAGCATGGCAAGCCGTACAATGTATCGAGGCGGGTTTCGCCCCGGCCACCGTGATTATCGACAGCGGGCGGGGGTATCAGTTGTACTGGTTATGCGAAGAGGCATTTACCGTGCAACAGTGGCAACCGCTGGCGCAACGATTGAAGCAATGGCTCTCACAACAGCCTTGTAAAACCGACCCGTCGCGCACTGCCGACGCCGCTAGTCTGATGCGGGTACCCGGTACATTCAACAGCAAGGCCAATGCTTACAGCGGCGTGGTTGCCGGCCACGGTAAATACTTCCCCAAACAAATCCTGATAGACGGTATCGGGGCATTACTGCCCGCCCCTCCTGTTTCGCATCCGCCCCCGGTACAAACGGCCGTGTCAGGCGAATATGTGAAATACCCCGGCGGCTTGGACGAAGACGGTTTGCCGATTATGCGCCACCCCCCGGCGTCTTTTGCTGCGTTGATGAAGCGCAGTGAGGACGGAACAGGTTGCGCCGCGTTATACCATGCTTATACCCACCAAGACGAACAGACTTACGCGCAATGGGCAGCGCTGCTTTCGACCGCCAAGCATTGCACGGACGGCGCACAATGGATTCACCGGGTAAGCGACCAGTACCCCGGCTACGACTTTGAGAAGACGGAACGTACCGCTGCCGGGTTCAAACATCCGTGGTCATGCGACACCATACACGACAGCGACCCGGTGATGGCGGAGAAATGCCGTACTTGTCCGTTATACGGCAAGCACAGCGCGCCGATTGTCAGAGGTCAGGCACCCGAAGCGACGGGCGTTACGGTAACGGGCTACCCGGAAAACAAGCCGGGGCAGATACAGACATACACTATCCCTGAATACCCTTTCCCTTTTTACCGGGGCAAGCACGGCGGGGTTTACATGAAGACGCAGGATGAAGACAAACCGGACGCCTGCGTTTTCGAACATGACTTTTACATTACCGAACGCATCAACGGCGATGGTAAACAGATATACCGTTGCCGGTATCACAGCCCGCATGACGGGGTGCGGGACTTCACCATCAACAGCAACATGATTCATTCCCTTACCCCGGAGATGAAAGCCGCCCTAAGCGGCGTGGGGATAGCCATTTGCGGTAATACACAGTGGAAACTTATGAGCCTCTATCTACAAAAACTCAACGTTTCGCTGGTCAACGCGCGCGGCGCACAACAGGAGGCCGCACAGCAAGGCTGGCAGACAGACACGAACGGTAACTTCGTTGCCTTCGTACACGGTAAAACCCGTATCGACGAACGCGGGGAAAGCGAAGCGGCCATTGGCGACAGGCACGTCGCCAAGAAATTTTCCGAAGCCCTCGACCCGCATTTGCAAGGCACCTTCGACGAAAGCCTCGCAGTATGGAACGACTGCCTGACCAAGTTATACGGTTTGCCCGGTATGGAGCTACACCAACTGGTCATCGTTTCGGCGTTAGGTACCGCTTTCACTACCCGCTTCGGCCTTACCGCGCACCAAGGGGGGATAATCTCGCTTGCCAGTAACGGTAGTGGGCGCGGTAAAACCGTAACCTGTCAAACCGCGCTGCGTGTATGGGGCGACCCGGAGATGCTGACATTCGCCTCGAAGACCGGTATCACCCCGAACGCGCTGGTAACGAACCTATCCTACCTGAACAGCGTGCCGTTACTGCGCGATGAGATTACCGAAATGGCACCGTATGAAATCGCCGACCTGATTTACGACAGCGCCCGCTTGGGCGACAAGGAGCGTGCGCAGGGCAGCGAGAACGATATCCGCGCACAACGCGGTACATGGCGCTCTTTCTTCTACACGTCCAGCAACAACAGCATCTACGACATGATCGCCTCGGAACGCGACAACGGCGACGGGGTGATGATGCGGGTAACGGAAATCATCATGCCCAAACTCAATACCGGCATGGGCGCGTATGAAGCGCAGCGCTGGATGGCACGTCTCGCACGCGTAACGGGTATCGCCGGGCGGCTGCTTATCCGTTGGATGATGGCGAATATAGACGAAGCAGAGGAGTTGTGGTACAGCACCCTGCGGCTGTTTACAGAGAAATACAAAACCACCGACCCGGAGCGCTTTTGGGTAACGCACCTCGTATCCGCCTGCGTCGGCGCGATTATTGGCGCGCGTTTGGGTTTGCACCCGTTCGACCCTGACCGTATTATCGAATGCGCGGGGTTGTTACTGGATGAAATGCGCCAACGCGTAGCGGAACGCACCACCGACACCATGTCCGAAACCCACGTAATGGATGGGGATACCTTCCTCGGCGCGTTCTTTGCCGCGCATACCGGACGCTTGGTTATTGTGCCTGCCGGCGGCTTGCGTTCTACCCTGCCGATACGCGGGGAGGCCGCCGGGCGTGTGGATTTACCGGAGGGCAAAGTCATGATGACCCTCGCGGCGATACGCGAATTTTGCGCCAAGCATTATTTCAGCTTGGACGAAGCGCAAAACCGCCTGCAACGGCTGGGCGGGGAACTGGTACTGCGTAACATCTTTACCGGAACCGAATTAGCCGGAACGTGCGGACGTGTGAAGGTATGGGAGTTTCCGCTTGAACAGGCGGGCGACACCGTACCCCGCGCCATCCGCACTGGATCAGACCCTTTAACAGGAGAAACCTATGAAAGACCCGCAGTATAGCGCCGCCACCCTCAAAGGCGGGCGCGTGATGATTGATATTGAAACCCTCGATACCGCATCAACCGCCGTTGTCGTTAGCATCGGTATGTCCTTCGACAGCGAAGACGGTATCAAGTCCATGCAATGGAACCTCGCTATCGGCGACCAAGTGAAGCACGGACGCACGATAGGCGCTGACACCGTTGATTGGTGGTTGAAGCAAGACAAGACAGTATGGGCAGCCAACCGGGAAGGCGAGATGCAGCCCACGCAAGCGCTACGTTCGTTTTCCGATGCACTCTTTGACCTCTACCGTCAGAACGGAGACAAGCTGGAAATATGGGCGAACGGTATCGCATTCGATTGCGTTATCTTGGAAAGCCTATGCAAGACCTACGCGGTACCGCTGCCGTGGAAGTATTGGGAGTTACGCGACGCCCGCACCATTTACGCGCTTGGCAAGCAGCTTGGTGTAGATAGTTACCAGCGCAAAGACAATATGGCGCACGGTGCATGGCAGGACGCGGAATACCAACTGCGCCGCCTGAAACATATCGAAAGTTTACTGGATACCAAGTGAGGATAGTATGAGCTTAGTGATTGCAACCCGCACGGCTATCATTGCCGATACCTATTGTTGCGACGGTAACAGCGCCCGTACTAGGATAGAAAAGACTGCCCGCGCCGCTAACGACAAAGCCGTTGTGCTGTCTGCCGGGATAGGTTATGGCGGCGTCGTTAAACAGATACAACGTATCATTGCCGAATACCTGCTGGACAAACTGACCGTGGCGAACGCAGAAAATGTCCTGCGTACATGGTGGCAGGAAGTTTACCGCGAGAACACCGACGATGCTTGGCGCGGTACGGAAATGCTGGTCGTTGTTGCCCCGGCGGAAGACGGAGAAACGCGCGGTACAATTTACCATCTCACTTTCCACGGGCAGGTGTTCGCGGTAAACGCCGATTACCATGCGATAGGCTACCGGGATGCTGCGTGGTTTGCCGCCGGGTATCTCGATGCCGCGTCTAAATTCCAAGCGCGTAACGTTCGTGATTTTCAAGTGAGTCCTCGCGCGCTGTTTACAGACTGTATCGGCGCCCTACAACAGGCAAACCGTAGGTGCGACTATGTGAGCTACGACTACACCAGCGTAAAGGTATCAGAATAAAAAGCAGCCCCGGTTCTTCCGGGGCTTTTTCTTAGTAGGTCAGTTGCCCTACCGCATGATTGGCGTCTTCGCCACCCGTGATATTGGTGTTTGCCCATTTCTTGTCGCGGATGACAAAGCCCGTCGGTACCAGGGGCTGAACCGGTGGCGTCTGCCCATCGTCATGGCGGCGCATAACCCAGCTATTTCCTGTCGTGGGTGTCGGTAAATAGGTATCCCACGTCGTACCGTTGGGTAGCGTGGTAAACTCGCATTCGTGAATAGGAAGCGTGTTACTTTGCAACTCTATCATACCCCACGGCGTTTCCAAATAATGCCCGGTCATACCCGTTACTGGTTTTCCTGTGCGTTGCGTATAGGCTTCTTCCGCCAAGCGCACGACTTGTTCACATTGCCGTATCAATGCACCAACATCGTATCCGGATTGTTTACCAGATGGGTCGTTTTTATGCGACCGCATGGCATGAAAATATACGGATTGCGAAGTTTGCCCGGTACCGGATGGGTCGGCACGCAGCGTGGTTGTAAAGGTTTCGCTAAACCGGGAATGCTGGTCATCATTCCACCCTGACCACCACAATTTGAACGGTAATTCCTGTTCGTTGCCCGCGCACTTGGTAACATCATTCCAAGTTTTTTCTTCCCAGCCGTCGCCCCACGGTTGCCATACGGTACTTAATGGCTTCCTGTGTTTCAACTCGAAACCGTTTGCTGTATGACACAGAATACCGGTATAGAACGTGCCTTCTTTTTCCCGGCGGGATTGCGGGTTGCACTTATGCGGCTGTACCCAGCCGAAATCGGTTTTTACCCAACAATCCGGGTCGGAAGAAATCTGATCGCGGGCGTCATACAGCGCCATACAGAAATCAAATAGCAAGCCTTTACCGACAACATTATCTTCTAACGTATCGAACGAGATGGACTGATAAGGCGGGTTTACCCCGGTAATCGTCGTAGCCGCCGTATCGGTCGGGATATACGGGAAGTAAGCAGTAGCTTTACCGTTCGGGTATTTCTTCGCGTCAATGATGACAACCGGGGCATTACAGGCAATCGCGGTATCCTTATAGACAGGCAACCAGCCCTTACTACCGTCGGGCAACAAAAAGGCAACCCATGTGTAAGGCTGTACCAGCGCGATATTCTGATTTTCGCCAATGAATGTACGTGGTGTTACCGACATTTCCATTGTGCGGGGAGAGGTCGTCTCCGGCAGGGTAACAAAGGTCGTCAGCTTGTTGCCCGCCGTGTCTTCCAAATCCAGCTTCTGTGTGGCCGGGGTGAAGGTCAACGCCTTGTTGGTTACGCTGATACCGCCACCGCCGGTCGGGATTGTCGCTTCAAACGAACTTCCGGCAGTATCGGTGATGGTCAGCTTACCGTTCGCGAATGACATGGACGCAATTTTGGTATCGGTCAGGTCGGTTGTGAATGTATTGTTATCGGAATCTGTAACCGTCAGCTTACCGTTTTTGGCCTCAACCTTCGTAATTTTGGTATTACCGTCGCCCGCACCACCTTGAATATCAATCGTTGCGGTCAGTACTTTGCCTGCCGTATCAGTCAGGGTAAGCAGCTTGGTTGCCCGATCGAAGACCAGCGTATCAATCGTTGTATCTGCACCTGCGCCGCCCAAACAGGACAGGTCAGCGGTAAGCTCAACCCCGCCGGACATGGACAGGGTGAGGGTTTTCTTGGCGCAATCGGTAGTAAGCGCTTCGATTTTCGGGATACAGATTTTCCCGTCGGTAATCAAATCGCAAATCAGGTCGGCAAGCTGGCTGCACAATACGACACGCGAACCTTTACCGAGATAGTGGTTACAGTTGCCTTCCCCGCAGGCGAGCAAACCCGCCTGCAAGGTGCCGTCGTTGAGCAAGTCCAATATCAGTGCTTTCAGGATAGCGTTGAGTTGGTTAATATCCGGGGTAGTGCTACCGCCGTTGTTTCCACATGGGCCGCAATTCATAAATCACCTCAAACCGCGAAGGCCGGAACAAGATAGGTTGTGCCATTAACTGGCATACGGATAGACGGTATCGCTGTACGGGAAAGCAGTACGTCGGTTACGCTCTTAGTTTCCGGGGCGGCAGGTTGCCCGTTCGTATAAGTCAGCGCCACGCTAGCCAGCGAACCGCGCGTTTCCAACCACAACTGTCCGTCTTTACTTACCACGCGAGTAGAAATCAGCATGGAATTGCCATAGGTTTTTTCCGTTTCCGCGCTAACATATTGTGCGGAATTAAACGCAATTTGATAAAACTCCGTCGGATTACCCTGCGCGTTCGGTATCGCGGTAAGCAGCGTTTGTACGTCGAATATATGCCCTGGTGTGCGCGGAAGCTGTACTGACAGCGTTTTGTTGCCTGCTGCGGACTTTTGCCCATTGACGTAAATCGCTGTGGACAGGTGTAGTTTTTCCCCCTCCACGGTAAGAGATTCCATCGCCGTAACCGGGAACGAGACATTCGCGCGTAACGTCGCGTTATCACTGTCGGTAAGCGTTACGGTAGTCGTGGCTTCATTGGCAGTTATTACATTGGTCGCTGCAACGTCCAGCGCGTTTACTTTGTAGGTTGACTGCTCGGCGGACAACGTGGACAAGTCCACCGTAAACGCTTGCTTGCCGTTGGCAACTGGCACGCCGTTCACATAGACATCCGTTACCAACGACAGACGCTTGTCAGTAAGTTTTAACTCTTCCACCCGCATCACCGGAATCTTGGCTTTCGCAGTAAGCGCTGTATTGTCTTGCTTAGTCAACGTAAAGGTTGTGGATACGTCTTTCACATTGACAGCATCAACGTCATTGGACGTAAACGACTTAACTCCGTCGGTATTACTAGGCAGATTGAACGAAACACTATGTTCACTACCGGCTTGCTCCGCGCCGTTATAGAAGGTTGCTGCCGTAACCGTAACTTGTGCGTTGTTTACTGCGGCGTTCGTTAAGCGGGTGATCGGGAACTGTACTTTTACCGGGAAGGTAGAACCTTTATTGTCTTCTACCGTGATAGTATTTGACAGATTATCCGGCGCAGTGGTTTGCAATCCCGTCCCGGTAAAGCTGGTAATGCCGCCGTTGATGGTGGTATTCCCCGTGCCGGATGGGATGACTGTCTTGTGTTCGAACGTTTTGTTGGTGCCGTCATCTTCCCAGCGGGTACGAAGTTCCCTTATGGTGAGGGTTTTAGACGTATCATCGTAAGCGATACCGTCGATAAGCGATGACGCCAGCGGAACGCGGTCAGCGCGAGAAGTCCCGTTCACGTCGGTTAGCGTACTATCCAGTACAGTGGTTTTGTCAGCCTGATTCCACTTCGAACCATGAATGACAAAATTCGCCACAGTAGAAGTTGGCAACGCCGCCTTGAAGGTTGTCCCATCCTGCATGGTAATGGTGAGCCAAATACCGTCGCGGGTGAAAGCCTTGATGCCGTTTTTCGCGTCAAACACACGGTCAAGCGGGCTAAGGTCAACCTTCACCACCGTATTGTTCGATAGTTTGAGAAACAGAATCTTGTTTTCGATACTGCCATCAACGACGTGAATATCGATTTGCGGCTGGCCACCACCGCCGCCACCGTTATTTTGATCGCAGCCCGCGACCGCGAAATCTTTTGGCAGGCGAAGTCCTTTACAGTCTTTCAGCCCCGGCGAAATGGTACCGTCAACAATAAGCCGATTGATGACGTTTTCTACTACCCGTTCGATAGTAACCTGCAACGGTTCTTGACAACAAGAACGACAACCCATAGTAACCTCCTACGGTTTAACAAAAAGAGACGCCAAGTCTATACGGGTAAAGTACAGAATCAGCAGAAAGACAATGCCGTAAGCCATCGCTCTAATCAGCATAGACATGACTTGTTCAGCTATCCGGTTGATCGGTTCGAGGCGGCGCAGTTTTTCTTCCGCCGCGTTAATCCGGGCGTCCAGCAGCGCAAGGTGGCGTTCGTTTTCTTCCACTTGCAGGCGCAGGTTGTCCACATGAACGGTCATCGCGGATACGGACTTGGCGAGCAAATGCAGTTCATGACTGGCGTCTTGCATAGACGCTGCCATTCCTGCCAGTTGCTGGCGCATCAGAAGATTAAAATCATCAGGCATAGAACATCCATAGTAGGGCAGTGAATAGAACCCCGGTAACAACGCCCCGCCAGTAACAGCAACACCAACAACGCACCTCATCGCCACGGTATTGTGTCTGTTCGAGCGGCGTTTCCGTCCAAATACAGGCAAGGTTCGCCAGTTTACCCAGCGGCGACTTGCGCCCGCACAGCGGTAGCTTGGTGTGTTTAATCATAAAAGCCTTGAAGCGCTTTTCCATCGTGTTACTCCATTTCATTTCAAGTCATTATACACGCCGTAGGCTTTCGCACGTTTGGTTACAGCGGCCAGCACCCGGTTCTGCATCGTCATCAGTTCGTCATACTGCGCCTTATACAGCCGGGCGGACGTGTAGTCGCCTTCGTTCTTCGCCTGCAAATACAAACGCCATGTGTCGGCGGTCGTTCCGTAGGGGCCACGCATTTCCCGGATAACCTTGCGCGCGGCGTCGGCATCGGCGACCACCGCTTTATACTTCGCCAACTCCTCGCGGTCGGTCAGGGAAAGCTCCGCGCCGTCCTGTTCGAGCCTGCGCACAATCTGCCGGGCATGGGCGGTAAGCGTGTCAGCCGTATCTTTTACCGCGTAATTATTCGGCTTCGCCATGTAACCGCCGAACGCGGCGTTCATCGCGTTGTCCACCATGCTCTCCCCACCGCCGCGTTGCAGGCGGGCAAAGAACGTCCACGCACCGCCGAGGAAATACTCCATCCAGTTATCCACTTCCGCGCCCGACTTGTCTATCCCTGCCGACGCCAGCATTTCAGCAATACCGCGTCCGGTCGGGGTAGCGGTCGAAGGCGTTGCTTCCAGCGCAGTAGGGCTGTCAATGCGCTGCCCGGTGTTTGGGTCATAGACGGTCTGCCGTTTCAGCGCCTGCCCCCAGTAGCCCGTGTCGGTAACATCCGCCAGTACGCCCGTCAACACGGTAGGCGTTACCCCGCCGACAAAGTTCAACATACTATCTTCCGTGTGCCACCAGTTGAGCGGGATACCGCTACGGACAGCGGATGCCATCAAGTCGCCGGACGCATCCAATATATTACGTTTACCTGTAACGACACCCGCGAAACTGTCAGCGGCGGTGGCAAGAATAGCGAGGTCGGGCGGTATAGGGACAGCAAGGCCGTTGCCTAACGGGCGTTTACGATCGCGCCCGCTGGTACGGAAATACCGACTTTCGCCGTCTTCGTCGTCGCCCATCGCGGTAATCCCCATGAAGGCCTGCGCCAGCATGAGCGCCCCGGCAATCGTTACCATCTTGCGCCCGTGTTCGGTCGAAAGGATTTGCGGGACAGTGCGGAACATCCCCTGCATCGCGGCATTGAAGAACACATAGAACGCCCGCGACAAGTGGTTGGTGCCTTTGCGTTCGAAGTTGGTCGTGATGTCTTTGGTCGCGTCAATGATACGGGTTTTCAGCGACGGGTTGGCGTTCAGCGCGGCCTGCATATGGCCTACGTCCGTCCAGTCGGTAATGTTCAACATACCTTTGGACGCGAAATATTCCATATACGCCCGCATCGCGCCCACCCGGAACATCTGTTCGGGCGCGTAACTGATACCGTGTAACGTCCGGGTAACTTTCGTTTTGGACATGTCTTTAATCAGATTCCATGTGCGGCGCACCTTGCCCATGTCTGCATCATTCCACGCCGTACCAAGCTCTTTGGTAATCTGGTCATAGCCTACCTGCGCGCCCCACGACAAGCCCGCGCCTTCCGCTGTATAGAGTTGCAGGAAGGGGTCAGTGGAAACCTTGTCGTTGACAGCGGCTTTCCATAGCTTCGTCAGATAACCAAAGCTATGTTGTATCAGGTTGCGCGCGACAGGCACGGCGTCTTCGGTTTTCAACAGGTCAGCACCGATCGCTCCCTGCACGTTCATGAAGCTGGTCGCCATATCGCGCGGTATAGCAACGGCCATAAACATCGGCGACAGCGTGGTGCGGAACAGCCCCATCGTCGAAGTGAGTTGCTGCATCATACGGATACCGCCGTTCGTAGAGAAGGTCGGTTTCAGTAATTCCGTCGCGGATTTCTTGAAGCGCAGGTAAACCATCTGCCCGTCTTCGAGTTTGACAATCCGGGTATTGCGGTCGCGCCCGGCGCTTTCATCGTCGCGCAGGTAGTCGAAATCGTAAGACCCCCGCCCGGTGCGGGTCGGGTAATACGGTTCGATACTGAAATACTCGTTATCTGGCGTTGCCATCGCAATACGGGCTATCCGCTGGAAAGCATGCTGGTTGTACGCCGTACGCAGCATATTCTGCATTTGGTCAATGCTGGTTTCCACCATGTTCTGCGGGGTGGAATACCGCCCGGCAGGGGTACCGCCGCGCACCTTGCTTTCCTTATAGTCTTTGAGCGACAGCCAAAAGCCCCGCCGCTTCGCCTCCACATATTTATCCGGTTCAATCAGCCCGTTCTGCACCATCAGATCCAACGTACGCTCTACCATGCGGGTGTAACGCGCGGTGATATTGTTGAGCGCGGTTTGCTGCTCCGGCGTAAGTTGGGTAAATTCGGTACTGAAATAATGTTCCGCTGCAAAATCGCCGCGTGAATGGTCAGCACGGTAAAAACCGGATAGCGTTTCCTGTACCTCGCCCGGCTGGTAGAGACGGTAAATCGCGTCGCCTTTCTTGCCGCCCAAGCGGTTGACAATCTCTTTGTCACGGATACGCGCTTCGGTCGCGTGCAAGTGGCGTTCTATCTGTTCACGAGTAACAACGTCGCGGTAAGCGGATACTTCATGGGCGAACGCCAGTTTGAGGTCGAAGAACGTTGGATTGGCCGAAGTACCGCGACGGCCTAGCTCCCGATCGTAGTCCATCCGCGTCTGCCGGATAGCGAGAAACTCCTGCAAACGGTTGAGGCCGTTCTTGTCCGCGTAAATGTTATAGGCGTTTTCCACCGTCTGAATAACATCGTCCGGCGACAGGAAATACGCCCGCGCGGTATGCAGTAAATCCAAAACCATATCCAGTACGGGTTCGGCGGCCTTCGGAATCGCCCGGCGGATAGCCTGCGCAATACGCGTAAACGTCGGGCTGAATAGCTCCCACCGCGTAATCCGGCCAGCCACCATCTGATTGAAGCTGTCGTAATCAAACTGCTTCCCGCCGTAATTCAACTTCGAGCGGATACGGCCATAGGCTTCGCGTAGTTCGTAACCTTGGTTTACCACGTCGGCTTCTACGCGGCGCTGGAAGTCTTCCCATTCCTCGTTTTGGTTGCGGTTGTATTCCACCTTGCGGTCAGCGACGAACTCGCCCTGTTTATCGTATTGGTTATACCGCACGATAATCTGATTGCGTTCGCGCAGCGGGATAATCAGGCCGCGCTTTACTTCGGTACGCGGCGCGCCCATCGGCGTCTGGTCGTAAAACTGAATGGCGTAATCGGTATCCACCCGCTCTACGTCTATCTTGGTCGCCTGCTTCGCCAGCCGCCGGGTGGTTTCATCCACGTCCATCATACCGTCGATACTGTCGGCGATGCTGTCAGCGTCCAGCTTCTCTTCCTGCGTGAGCGGGTCGGGCTTGGGCGCATCCGGTTTGCGCCGGGACTGGTAGTCCCCGTAGTAGTAACGTGCCATCGCCGTATCGCCCCGCTCTTCGGCTACCCGTGCCAGCGCCATCTCTTGTCCAATATCGCTGCGTTCATCCCACCCGCTGTCTGTCGCCCGCAGGAAGCTGTCATACGCCCGATGCGTTTCGATTAGACGGTCAGGATAGGCCTTAACAAGGTCGCCCTCTACGGCGGCAGTATGCGCGTTACGGGCGATCTTGCGCAGATACTCGTAAATTTGATTGTCCGTGGCGCGCCGTTTACCGCCGAGCGCAGCGATTAGTTTACCCACCAACGCCTTGAACAGGTCGACAAGTTTCGTCAACGCCGAACGCTGGCCGCGTATGGACGGCGGTACTTTCACGCCCCATTCCCGCTCAATGCCTTGCCAATCGCCGGTCATATGGGCGGCAGACAATTCCGCCAGCGCTTCTTCGGTGAGTAGCGCTTCGGAAACATCGGGGTAAATCTTGCGCATGGCAAGCCGTACTTTCGCCACGGTCGGATTGGTCTCCGCATCCCGCAGCATCTGCAAATATTCCTCGCCGTGCATAACGTCAGTACCATCGGCTTTGCGAATGTGCATCCCTTGGTGCGCGGCTTCGTGGGCGATCGTCCATTGCAGCATCTCGTAATCCATATCCGGATGCGCGACGATATAAATGTTCGGGTCGTTCACCCGGACGAAACCATTTATTTCCTTCATCGCTTGGTCAAAGTCCGGCGAAATGATGCGCACCCGGTCGGCAATCGCGCGGTCGAAGAACTGCCTTGCCCAATGCAGTAACCGTTGTCCGGTGATGTACTGCGTTTGCTGGCGCAGGGCGAGCGAACGGATAACCGGTTCGCGGCGACGGCGGAGCAAACTATCCGGGTCAATCCGCATATTCGGTAACGCCTCGCCTTGTTCCCCCTGCCGGGTGAGTACAGCGTCGTCCAAAGGCGGCGGGCGCGGTTTCGTCCGTTGGCTATCCGGTATCGGGTCGTCATCCCCCCGGCGTTTTCTGCGGCGTGTCTGCCGGGCTTCTTCGCGCAACGTCGTGGCGGCTTGTTCAACCACCTCGTTCACGTTGGCTTTACCGCCGCGTGTGCGTTTTGCGCCAAAGCCTGCGGCAACGGTCAAGGCTTCGGCGCTAGCTTTTTTTGTGTCGGCTACCTGTTTGGCGTTGATACTATTCACCGCCGCTTGCAGCGCCGCCCGTATAATCTTCGGGTATTGCTTGTGTTTGCCTTTCAACGTGTCTTTCATGTCGAAATCCGCCACCCATTGCTTATACAGGTCGCTGTTTTCGGCTAATCCCCGTTCGGCTTCTATCGGGGCCTTCAACGCGGTAATGGCGTCTTCCAGTGCTTCCCGTTCTGTACGGCTTTGCGCGCGGATCGGTAAATAGGTATCCCGTATCCGTTCGTCATATTCTTTAACCGCCTTGTTATAGACGTGTTCGTATAGCCCTGTCTTCCAACCAGTGCCTTCGCGGTAAGACAGTAGGGGGTTGCTTCCCGATGCCGGTTGCTCCTGCAAAAGCCGCGCGGCGGCCAATACGTCCTGACTGTGCAACGGATAATCCGCACGACGGGTCAGGTTGAGGATAACGTTATCCGTGATTTCCTGCGGGGTGTTTACTGCGTTTTCCGGTTGTAAGAAGCTGAACTGCTCCCGGTAAGGACTTCCTTCACGCGTCAGATAATTACGCACTACATCGGCCACACCGCTATCATCTAGTTGCCCCACGATACGTTCAGCGGTCTCGTTGAAGATAGGCGCATTCTCTTCTTTCTGCCTGCCCCGCGCTGAACGGACGGTATCGGGGTTAATCAGCACATTGCGCGCTTGGCGTAATTCGCGATTCTGCGCAAGGTTAGCGTCTTCTACGTCCATGTCTGCGCCGGGAATAATTTCCCGTGCGACGGTATCCAAGACATCCCGCATATTGCTGTCATTCACCAATACGTCCACCAGCGCGGCAGTTTGGTCGCCGTTCAGGTTGAACCGGGAAGCGAGATACCGCATCATCAGTGCCGGGGTGTACTGGCTGTATGTCATATTGTCCATCAACACCCACGCGGCTCTGAATGCGTCTTCATCGCGGTTACGCATCAAACGCAAAATGGTTTCGCCCACGATTTTCGGCATTTCGGCGCGCGGTTTGCCGTCGAGTTTCTTCCCGGTATTCGCCCACTCGTCAACCCATTCCTGTATCTTCGGGTCAAGCGCGGCGTCATTATCGGTCGCCCACGCAGTATCCCAACCCCCGGTAAAATCGTCAATCGGGCGGGATAGCGTTTGATATTGCGCCGGGTCGATATTCGCCGGAGCGTCCCTAGCGAGGCCAAGCTGCACAATATCCATATGTGCGTCGCTTATATCCAACCCGTATTGTTGCTGGTATTCCGCTGGTAACTGCGCGTAAGCTGTCCGCATGACTTCCAGTGCGTCTTCCGCTGCGCGCTGCTCTGCAATTCGCTGTAACTTGTTCGTCGCGCGGTTCATGGTTTCCAGTGCTGACTGTATCCGTAACAAGGATGCTTGTTTTACAGCGTTATACTGTTGCACTTCCGGCGGCAGGGTATCGCGTTGCCGTGCAGTGGCTTCCACTTGCCGCAGGTTATCCGCCACGCGCTGTAACAAGTTGGTGCGGATGTCGCCGGACTGCGCCGCTTGTGCCAGTATGTCGGCCTGCGGGGTCTGCGCCAGCACATCGTATTCCGCTTGTTGCTGTGCGTGTTGCGCCTGCTGTTGCATGGCTTGCTGTTGGGCTTCCGCCTGCGCCTGATTACGGCGGGCAAGGTAATCGCGGGCTTCCTGTTGGCGGGCACGCTGATTTGCCACCGCCTGCAAGGTATCGCGCAACCAGTCGCGCGCTTCTGCTTTCTCTGCATCTAGCGCGGCATGGCGTTCGGCAATATCCTTATCACGCTGACGACTCTTGGCAAGCGCTTCATCGAACGCCGTTTGTACAGCGTCCGCCACCGGGTCGGGGTTAATCGGGTTGCCGTCTTGGTCAAGCGGGGTTACAGTAACATCGCCGCCGCGCGGGTGTGTCGCCCCGCCGATAATACCGCCGAGGATACCGCCAATCATCGCGTCGCCAAGCGCTAATGACCACGCCTTGCTCCAATCAACGCGGTCGCTTTCCCATTCGCCGTCCTTGTTCAAGCCCATCACGGCGGCGCGTTCAATCAGCCCCATCATAAACTCTTCGAAGCCTTCCGCCATACCGGACTTCACGGCTTCTTTCATAAACCCATTGGCGAATTTCTGCGCGGTCGGCGGTAGTCTGTTCAAGGCGCGCCCCATCAAGGACGAATTGGCTGCTGCACCCGCTGCGGAATTAAGCGCATTCTGCGCCGACTGCGGCAGCGAACGGGCAGCGGCGGACGTCCGCCATTGCGCCCAGCGATTACCGAGGGCGTGGGTATAGCGGTTCAATACAAACGCCGTACCGCCTTTCAGCGTGGCCGCCCCCATCGCTTCTGCATCTACATCCCGACGACTAATCCCCATTTGGTCAGCCGCCTGATATACCGCCTGCGAGGTGCTTTCCCCTTCCACAACACCGATCACCGCCGCGCTGCGGATAAACTGCGGGTTCTTGGCATACCACTGTACAAGGTTGCTTTTCGATTTCATGGCGGACAACGCCGCCGCTGTACGGGTGTAGGCTTCGGTCGCTTCTACGGCTTCCGCCCCTTTGCTCACCGCGCCGATACCGCCGATGGTTTTAACTGCCCACCCGCCTGCCTTTGTGATTGTACCGGGGGCGGCCAGCATACCCACCATGTCGCCACCAAACACCATCAGATAGCCAGGGTCGTTCGCGAGCGCGGACGCAGTATCGCCAAACCGTTGCGCTTCGGCAAAGGCTTTTTGGCTATCCAGTGTGCGGTCGGAATATACGGCGTTTTGCAGGTTCTGTACCCACGCATGGGCAGCGGTAGAACGGTCAATAACCTTGTCCAAGTCCTCGTAGTCTTCGTCGGTATTTACCGTACCTTCCCCAAACAGACTGTTGATGATTTGCCCGTAACCGATTTCCACCGAGTTCTTTATTTTGCCCGCGAACGTCGGCAAGTCTATCAGGACTTTCGCGCCCCCGCCTGCAACTGCCGTCGCAGTATCCCCCACGGCTTGCGGGATTCCACGGCCTTCCACGTCGAATACGTTTTTATTGTTCGCTTCGAGGTCTTTCGCAATCGCGTCAAACTCCAACGCGTTCGGCGCGAGTTGTGGCTTGTTGCGCAAGGAAGGGCCATAAACATCCGCGAGAAACTGCCGGAAACTGCCGGGGCCTTCTCTCAACGCTTTGCGTCGCCCCAGCGTGGATAGTTCCACGAAATCCGGGCGGGTCTTAATCCACTCGCCCATCAACGCCGCCGGGTCTTTGCTTTCCAACAATACCGCGCGATCGAGGTGAACAGTCGTGCCGTCGCCAAGCTGCATCGGTATCGCGCCGGACTGCGCCGCGTCCATTGCTTCCTTCATGATATTGGCCTGTGCGGCGTCTGCACCTGCCACAGTATTTAACACCCCCAGCGGTATGACTGCCGCCAACGGGTTCGTCGGAGCCGCAGGGGAAGCGGGTGCGGCGAGCGGGTCGGTCGCCGGGGTCTGCGGTTGTTTCATCGCCAGCAACGCTTCCTGTTGCTCTTTGCGTAATGCTTCGTCTATCTTGCGCTGTTCTTCCTGCTGGCGTTTCAAGTCTTCCAGCGCCTGCTGTTGTTGCGCGGCAAGCAGGGCGTTTTGCTGTTCAAGCGCTGCACGTTTCGCCGCGAGTTGCTGCGACGCTTCCAGTAAGGGGTTGGTGTAATTATTCGCGTATTCGGTCTGCGCGGCGGTTGTGCCGGCCAGCCCGTATTTCAAGAAAGGATTTTGCGCCATATCAGCTTCTCACAGGGTAAAGGTCTTGCGGCATGATAAGTCTTGCCGGGGCGATATTCATCAATTCATCGAAGGTTCTTTGCGGGGCAGCCGCCATGTATTGCGGCGCGACTTGTTGCGGCAGTATTTGCTGTACCGCCGGGGCTTGATAATTGCCTCCACCCGGCGTTTGATATTGCGATACCATCCCGGCAGGCGCGGCGTAATCGGCAGGGGCAACGCTACCCGTAACTTCCGCCACAAGGTCGGTAGGCTTGGTACCGGATACTTCGGCAATCTTGTTCGCCCACATATTCCACACCTGCGCGGGTGATTTCCCTGCCGCGTTGTTCAGGCCAAGGTTACGGCGCACGGTCGCATCCAGTCCGCCTTGCCCGCGCATCGCCCGCATGATTTGTGTAGCCCCGCCTGCGCCTTGTTGGTGGCCGAGGTATAGTGCGGTCGGGACAATATCCAACCCCTGCTTGGCGAAATGCGCCGCGTTGTCTAATGCGTAACGTTTACCGGCCTCGAAGTTGGCGTAAGGGTCGTTGCGGCGATCGCCGTTACCGATAAGCCCATAGGCTTTCCCCGTGCCGCCGGTAAACTGCAACAAGCCCCGCGCCCCGGTTGAAGATACTGCGGTCGGATTGCCTTTGCTTTCAATCTGTATCATCGCGTTCATGAACGGGCTATCGGAATAATAGCGTCCGTCCTTACCGCGAAACAGCTTGGCGTTTCGGATTTCGTCCAATAATGCTTGCCCGGTATTCATGGCCTACCTCAATGTCGGTCGCGCGGATACGCCAAGCAGACTACCCGCGTTTGCTTTAGCGGCTTCGGTCTTGGTTTGTTCTTCTACCAGCTTGATACGCGCCTGTTCATTGGCGGTTTGCGCGCGGTAATAGTCCGCTTGCGCCAGCGTCCGCGCCAGTTCTGCATCGTCCTTCGCCGTAGTGCCCAAGCCCAGCCCGGCCAGCGCTTTCTGCAATTCCAGTTCTTTCTTCTGAATATCCCACTTGTGGTTTTCCGCGTCGATTTCGATACGCTGCGCGACTTGCTGCATACGCACCATATCCAGCGGCGACATACCGTTGAGCTTCGCGGATACCCCCGGCGACAGTTTGCCGAGACTGTCGAGGCGTTCCTTGAACTCGTCGGCGGCGGTCTTGTACATCAGTTCTTGCGCCTTGTACGCGGCTTCCGCGTGTTTGTCTTGCTGGTTTATCCATGCCGCGTTCGCACCGGAGACGGTATCTTGCGCCAGTTTGAGCGGGTCGGAGGCATTGTAAAACTGTGAGGCGTCCACACTGGAATATTGCGGCGTATTGAAATACATCCCGCCAATCGCGGAAAGGTTGCGCGAGCCGTCCGGATTGATGCCCATCTGATAAATACCGTTATACGGTATGGTGTCGCCAAAGGCGTTCTGCGGAGCAACGTATGGGGCGTTATAGCTATCCGCCATCGCCTGCGTTGTAGCCGCCACACGGGCTTCCGCCGGGGCAACCACACTACCGTAAAGGTCGTTACCGAGGTTCGTATTACCGTCTTGATACGCGGCCTGCGCGGTCGCCAGCGCCGTCGCGGCTTCCGGGGTAAGCCCCCGCTGTAACCCTGTAACCATATTGGCGTAAAACGCCGGGTCTTGCATATACCGCTGCTGTACCATCTGGTCGTAGGCGTTGTTTGCTGCGCGCACTTGGGCGTTCCCCGCGCCGACAATATCGGCGAGGATATAGTTACCCAGTATGCTGTTCATGACCGGGCCAATCGGCGCGGCACCCTGCCCGGTATTGACTGGCCCGCATCGTCCATCCGCGCACGGTAAACGGCGTAACGCATTATCCGCCGGGTTCGTCGGATACAAAGTCGGCAACGGCATCTGCTGGAAGCCCGGTTGCGCAGCGACTACCGGGGCGGGTGGAGGAGCAGGTGTTGATACCGGCGCGGAAGGAGCCACCACAGGCGCAGGCGGGACGTTTACCCCTTTACCCAAACTAGCCCGCCAGTTTGCTTGCGCTTGCGCTGCGATACCGGGAAGCAACCCGGACGGTAATATCCCCGGCGGTATTTGCTGATTGAGCGCCGCCGCATTACGGGCGAACTGTAATTGCGGCGAAAGCGTTGCGGTTGTTCCCCGGCGGTCAACTGTTACCGGACGGTCTTCCGGTCGGCGCGCATTGCGCGGGTCAGTAGGGTTGAGCAGCGCAGTAACCGGTTCCCCTGAACCCGTCGGCTGTAATGCCGGGGTCGCTGTCGAGGTCGCCGCCGGATGCGGCAACAATGCGCTGCGCGAATCGGTAGGATTGGGCAGGGCAACCGGTACGTATGGAGCCGGGTTCGGTGTTGCTCCGGAAGTCGTCGGCTGTATGGCAGTACCGGGGGCAGGATCATCTGCGTGCATGGCGTTGTATGCCGGAATCTGCCACCAATACTGCGGCGTTACGGTAGGAGGCATAGCGATTTCCCGGCGGGCGATTTCCCCCGGTTCCGCATCTGCCGGGGCTTGCCACCACATCTGCTGCGCGGCTACCGCCGGGCTTATTACAGCGGCGGGCGGCACGTCATCCGCAGGCCACGGTACCGAAGGCGCGGGGGCAGGCATCAGCAACGCTTGCGCATCATCGTAAACCATCCCCACCGGACTGCGGGCAAACGCCGCGAGCGTTTGTTGTTCCGGCGTCAGCTGCGAAACATAGTACGTCATCTTACTGCCCTCCGAAGGTGAACTGCTGTGTGCCTAACTGGTAAAACGCCGGGTTGTAACCGAGCTTGTTGGCAATATTTTGTTGCGTCTGTAACGGGCCATAGGCGGCATTGGATTGCGGCTGTAATTGCGCGTATTGGAGTTGCTGCTGTTGCGGCGGTACAATCGCCTGCGTTGCCGGGTATGTCGTATTTCCCTGCACGCCTAACGCCTGCATCACTTGGTCGGTCAAGGCGTTTTGCTGTGTGGTTGCCAACCACTGCATGATGTCTTTCTTGGTGTCGTTATACACCGCGCCCGTTGCCTGCTGCTGCAAGGTGTTATCGTAGGTAGCCGCTTGCGCCGGTACGGCGTATTGGTCAAGCAGGACGCGGTTTTGCAGGTTATACCACTTGTTCGCCGTGTCCATCGCGGTATTGAAACTGTAATTCCACGCCGGGCCAACGCCGCCGATAAGCCCGAACATACCGCCGCCGAAACCGAACGGCGAGCCTTGTTGCGCGGGTATCATGCCGTAAGTTGCCATCGTTAATCTCCCAAGTCTAAAAAGGTTTCGTTACCGGCGGGAATGCCGTAATAAAAATATTCCCAGTCGTCCAGTTCCTGTTCATTTTCCTTTACCCACTTCCGTTGGTATTCCATCAATACGGACAACGGGTCTGTCGTTTCCCCGTCGCCGAAGTCAGGATACGGCGGCAACATTGGACTATCGAGTTGGTCGCCCGGATAAGGCATCCCCGCGTCCTGCGGGGTGTTGCGTTGCAAATAGTAAGGCACCGTATTCATCAGCAATCCGCCGGGTTCTTGGCCGCCGATTCCGGCGTGAGCCAGCTAACCAGCGTGGCCGCCAGCAAACCGCCAACAGTTCCCCAATCCCGCGTTTCTTTCTCCGCAGTACGTCGCAGGCTTTCCGCCAGCCATGCGAGGTTCTGCCCGCTGGACGCCAGCATATCTGCCGCCAGTTTGAGCGAGTTGTCCGCATCCGCCGTCCACGCGTTGTACTGGTTGAACTTCGTCTGCGTCGCGTGCTGGTCATAGTTACGGGCGGTAGTATCACGGGTAATACGGATACCTTCCACCAGCGCGGCGGCTTTCTCGCGGGTTTCCAAATCGTACTTCCACTTGTTCAACCGCTCCGCTTCCCGCGCGCTGGACGACGTAGCGACGATGCTTTCAATCTTGGCGGTCGTTACCGCGTCTGCCACATGACAGTTGAAACCAATGTTGTAGCGCGTCCGCGTGCGGCAGTGTTGCGACAGCGCTTCTTTCGCCGCGATTTCCGCATCCGCTTTCACCCGGCTGACTACGCCGTAATAATCCGGGGTGTAGCCGCATTTCGCCTGCGCGCAAACTTGGGCAATCAAGTCGTCGATACACGGTTTCAGCTTGTTGCCGTAGTCGTACTCAATATCCCCGCGCTGCCAGTTCTTGTCCACACGGGTGCTAATCTGCGTCTGCGCTTCCCTGCCCTTTTCCCGCAGCGGGTCAACGCGCGCCATTTCATCTTCGCCGCGCTGCTTGACCTTCTTGACAATGTCTTCCCACGTCTTCTCTGCTTCGCGGGCTTTCTTGATGGTGTTCTTGTTGACCAGTGCGCCAAGCAGGCTACCCACCATCGAGCCAATCGCCATCCAGCGTCCGTCATCACGACGCGGCGGGCGGGGGTATTGCACAATGTGCGGGCTGGTGATACAGGTCGAGTTTGTACCGGACGCGGTAGCAGCGCCCGTATGTACGGTATTGGTCGCGCAGGCTTCGGGCATCAGGCGTGTCCTCCATCTTGTACCATGTCATACGTCGCGGTTTGCATATGGATTTCCGTGATTTTATCGTAGCTCTGTACCTCGAACGCCCATGTTATACCGTTACGCTTGCGGGGTAAACGCATCGGGTCTTGCCGGTACAAAGGCCGCGTGAATAGCGGCTTGCCGTCGATGAACACGGTAATCCTCGCCCCGGTGAGCGGCTGTAAAAGCGCGCTGGCATACCGGCGCAAATGACAGTGACTGTCGAAAAACGTATCCGGTTCGGCGGTCGGATTCAGCTTGCGCCAGTCGTTAAACATCGCCTGCGCCTGCATCAGCCCCCGGTCGCGCCGGGGAAGGTCGCCCTCTACCTTGATGGTCGTCGGGAATGCCCACCCTGTCTGTACCGCGTCGAATGACCGCCAGCGCATCAGCATGGGTTCGCTGCTGCCCTGCCACAGGTAAACGTCGTTGCCTATCAATAGCTGCACGGTATTCACGTCCGACCACATATCCTTCACCGACAAGGTGACTTCCGTCATGTCGCCTTCGCGCACATCTGTTTTCAAACCGAAACCGAACAAGATACCGCGCCGTTCGTGTCCCTTAAACCCGAACACCAGCAAACGTTCACCCCACTGCGCATACCGCGTATGCTCCGGACTATACGCCGCCCATTCCCGTACAGTAAGGTAGTTGGCGGTCAGGTATTGCGCCTGCCCTTGTACCAAATGCACAACGCCTTCGGTCGAAGCATACACCACCCCGCCCTGATACAACCCATAGGCCGTGCGGGATAAGGCAGGCATCGGCAACGGTATTTCCCGCGCATGGGGCATATCATCCTCTACCTCGATTGCGTAAGGGAAGCGTGTGGTTACGGCGGAAATCTCGAAATGCGTATCCTGTTCGGCGATGGTCGTATAGCCTGCCATGAACATAATGGGGTCAGGCAAACGGGTGTGCATCTTCTGCGGATACAGCGCCACGCTGTCGCAACGGGAAATCCAAAAGTCCATGCCGCCCCATACTGCCACCTGCATATTGCGGGTAAGCGCCACGCCTTCCAATCCGCAAGGCGGCGGGTCGGCGCGTTCGGTCGCCAACGCCTCGCCTAATTCCAGCGGACATTTACGGTCAATGTAAGCAGTCTCCGCAATCGGTATCTCGTCCACGAACAACCACGCCACCTTCGCCTCGGTCGTTACCACGCTGCGGTACAAACGCCACCGGGTCGCCTTGCCATATTCGTCCGCGTTAGTATCATGACGCGTTACCGCGACAGCATCGCCGTTCTTCACATCTACCGGATCAGACGGCTCCGACGGCGGGCCTTCCTCGTTGCAGTCATTCACGAAAGTATAGCGATACGCCGTAATATGACCGGGGTCGGCGTCCTTGTCTTCGCAATCCGTCGGTGCGCATTCATGCGGCGGCCACCATACCTTGCACCCCGCGCCAGCCAACACCGTAGCGGTCAGGGCTTTATCCGGACGCTCTACCCCTACCAGCACCGGGCAAACGTTATACCGTAACATATCCTCGCGGGTGCGCCACAGCTTGCCATCCTGTACGAACAGCACCCCGCGCCCGGTCGGGTCAACTGCATGGGGGGTGTGATCAATAAGCCCAACATAATAGCTACCGACGCGCATGAAATACCGCGCCTCACCGCTAAACGGACGCCCGCACAAGTCAACCAGTGAGGCGTGATACGACGGCTTGCGCAACGGTTGCAAGGCGCGCGAATAGAAATCCACATTTTCCGCCAAAGCGGCTTGTGCCTCCGGTTGCCGTATATCGGCGCGCGGGCGCATCCCGCGAAAGATAGTAACGCGCATGACTATGGCTTCGCTTTGAGTTGTTCCTGTATGGCCGCGACGGTACCTTGCAGCGTCGCAAGCTGGTTAGACAACCCGGCGATACGGTCGTTCAGGTCATGACTGGTGGTTTCCAAACTACCGACCCGGTTGCTCACCGCGGTAATATCGTTGCGAATCGCCGTCATCTCCTGCGGTAATGTCGAACGTATCGCCGGTACATCGAACATCCCGACTTGCTGGCCGACGCCGCTGAACTCACCGGAATACGCCACCATGATTTTGTACTGACCGGGCGTCGTGCTTTCTTCCATCCACACCCGTTTCACTTCGCGCACGTTCGGTGTAACGCCGTCAATACCATCACGTCCGGGCTTACCGTCTTCGCCCTTGTCGCCTTTGACTGTCGGGATTACCCCGGCTTCCACTACCCGCCCGTTGGTCAGGGTAACGTACAGTTCGTTGTTGTTCCCTAGCCGGACACCGGCGATACCCACACCCGCAGCACCGGTATCCCCCTTGTCGCCTTTTTCTCCTTTCGCCCCGGCACCCGGTGCGCCTACCCCGCCACAGCCGCAGGATGGATCGGACGCCAGCTTATGACAATCCACGGATAAGGTACGGGTGGCACAGTCGTAAACCAACGGGTCTTTCGCGTTGATGCCGATTTGCTCTACCAACGCGCGGATATACTGGGTGCCGCGATGATAGGTTACTTTGCTATTGGCCGCGAAGCAGGGGCTACCCTGTATAGGTTCAACCAGTAGCTCGTCCCCGTCTTTACCTACCACCTTCACGGTAATACAGTGGCCGTCGCAAGCATCCACGATGTCGACGAAGTAAAACCCGCCCACCACAGTAATTGCTGGAAACTGTCGGCCATCCCCGCTGAATAGCGCCATACGGGGTTCATTGCGCCATACAGAAGCAAGAAAGCCCCGATTGGCTTTGCCGCAATCGGGGTCGATAATTTTGACTTCGCACGGGTTCATCTCATCACCTGCTTGATAAATTCCGCCAGTTGCAAACTGTTCCAATCCGCAGTAACACACACCGCTGATGGGAATGACCGCCGGACACCTAACATGGCACGCTGCACGGATACCTGCACCACCCCGGCTTGGTTAGCGAAGTCCTCGCCGTGGTCGTAGCGCACCACCTCGAAAATGTCTGACCGGGGATAGCGCATGGTCAGGTATATGTGATTGCCTGCCCCTACGGCGTTTAATTGCTTCGCATCGGGCGCGTAAACCAGCATATAATCATGCTCCGCCTGCATCGGGCGGGCGAGTGTCATATGCAAATAATCAACAAACTTTAACATCCTTCCCCCTGCCGGATAGCGGTAATCTGCCCATACTTGTTCACATCAATACACGGCTGGCAAGTGAGGCAGTAAGTACCGGGTTTGAGGTTTACCGTTTCGAAGCCCATCACGCACTGCCGGATATGTTCACATATCTGCGCCGGGTTCCACTCTACGGCGATACACGCACCGACCCCCCACTGCCTTGCCTCAGTATTGTCCTGCCCGCGCTCAACAATCAATACGCCATCGCGAACGTCTATAACCTTGACGTGTTCAAAGTTTGTCTTATCGCGTATCGTGGCGTAAAACCAATCGTCGTGCGTCAAGAAAAACCGCGCGGCCTGCCCATCCAGCAAGCGGATACGGGTATCATCCGGCATCAACGTTTGCGCCAGCTTACCGTGGGTTCCCCACTTAGAAACATTGAACATCGCAATCACTCCGGTAATTTTCGTCAATATCCGGACTAGGGCGGTTGCCCTCGCAGCAATCCGGGGTACATTCGTCCTGCCACGGACGCTTAACAAATTGTCTCTCTTTTGCGGCCACTTTTGATACACAACCCACCTTGTGCATCAACATGGTATGACAAACCTCGCCGTCGATTTTCACGTCAGCCTCATAATAGCCTGCGGGCAGACGCAAAAAATCCTCCGGCCAATCGAACCAAACCTGCCCCTCGGCATCCGTTCGGACTGGCTGCACAATCACCAATACGTCGCACCACCCCCGCTCGGTAATCACCAGTTCTACGCAATGCAAATGCGCAGGCAACACCTGCAAGGTTCCGCCAGTCAACGCTAGCAACGCGAATTTGTGCGCGGCTTCATCACTAAATACGTCCACCGCATCCCATACATGGGTACGCGGGCAACACTTAGGACGACACGGTGGCGGGCAGCGTGGGCAACAGCCAAAATCCGGTGCCTCCAACCGACAGTCATCGTCGGCGCGTTTGTTGGTTAGCTCCGTGTATTTCATATAAACCGCCCTCCCCGGCGCATCAACGGCATGGTTTGGAAGTTTTGATGTTTTTCGTTCATGGCGTTATCCCGCTCGCGTTCATACTGCGCGCGAAACTCCCGTGCCATCGCCGGGTCATATAAGGTTTCATCCAGCCGCATACTGTATAGCGCAGCCAACACGCCGTTGAGCAATGTTGTCGCGTAACGGCCAATGATATGCTCCGGCAGGCGGCATTGCGTGGTATCCGGCGTCCATGTGTATTCCACCGCTAACTGATAGGGTGGGTCGCAAGCCGACGTGTTCGGTATCTCCGGCGGTATGCGGATAGCCGGGCGGGGCTTGTTGAGGTCAACCCAATACCCGTATTCATGCCGTCGCTGCGCGGGTTCCAACGGACGCCAATCCCGGCTCGTTACCCCGCAATTCCCGATAGACACCCGCTCGATAAAGACAATACGTTGCCCCTCCGGTACAGGAAGCAGATATTCGTGATTGTTACACAGTAACGGTATGTAGAGTTCATCCGACAACACCTGTGTATCGCGGAAGAAATCCGATGCCGTAGTCAGTATGGCGCGTTCTACCAGCGGCTGCGGGGCGTCCGGCAGGTACATCAACACGTCTTGATACAGTCGTTCATGCCAGTTCATTTACCACCCCGCTTCAATAGTGCTTCCGGTATCCGGGTGAACGCTGTCAATGTATTAAGCGCCGCGCCAACGCCCATCAGATCGCCTGCGGTTTTGTAGTGTGCGAGGCTGCGGTCGCGCGACGCCGGACTTTCAATATCCACACCCCATGCGTAATACAGCATCAACTCAAACACGACGGGTTCGAAGCGGGCGGGAATATCCGCCTCGCCGTTGATAATCTCTACCGGCTTGATACAAGTCAGGGTCAACGCCACGTGAGTACCCGCCGGGACAGGCGGCGTCAGATACAGCACCCCTTCCTGCGGGTCGTATGACCAGCTATCCACACGGTATGGGGCATCGCCGGGCTGACAAACAGGATAACGGTTAGCGCGGGTTGTTACGCGGCGGGGCTGTGTCTGCGGCATACCGTTGACTTCAACCCCGGTAATGTTAAGCAGGTTCTCGCAACAAGGCGGCAATTCAACAATGCTACCCTCGGCTCGGGCAGTACACACCCCGCGCGATAATTCCGGCAAGGCGGTTGTGAGGATTTTCAACGCGAGGTCGAAGTACGTTTCTAAGTCGCTCTCCGTCCAGTGCATAAACTCGTAGCCCGGTTCGTCGTCAGTCAGATAGGCGCTTACCCGGCGCAACATATCCGCGCGGTTTATCATGACGGTTCCACTAACTCTTCATAGTTTGGGCGCACCGGCGGCGGTTGTTGCAATACCGCAGCTTCGATTTCTTTCGCCTTCGGTCGCTTCGGTGAGGTTCGTTTGCGTTCGTCATCGGCTACCTGCGCGGCGACGGTATCCACGTCCGCAGCAGGGACGAAGTGCGGGTTCGTAGCCTTCTGCATAATCCTATCCCACTCCTCCGGATCGTAAACCGGGGTGAGCAGCGCCAGCGCGCGCTCTTCAAATGGTCGGACAGGCTCCGGCACGGGCGCACCGGATGCGTCAATATAGCCATACAATGTTCGGGTCTTCATGCGTGTCTCCTGATAATGTGAAAAAGGGGCAGACGCCTATATAGCGCCCGCCCCCGTAGTATAACGTAACCGTTAGCGGTTGATACCGTATGGCGGGCAGTTCGGTTCCGGGTATTCCACCTTGCACGGTTTCGGCAGGCAGGTGCAGCCGTGAACGTCGAGGAAGTCCACCAATTCCACCATGATAGAAAAGCAGGCTACGTCAAGCGAACCTTCGGTCAGCTTCAACTGCACGAAGGCGTTGCTCTCGGTGAAGAACTCCTTATAGGTGAACAGGTCGCCGTCGTCGCTCGTATCATCCGGCACGTCGGTATGGATAAGCGCCGAACCATCAAGAATGAAACGGCCTACCTTAGACAGGTCAAGCTCAACCGCTTGGGTGCCGGGTAGCAAGGTGCCTGCGCTATCCACGAACGACAACTCAACTTTCGTCGCAGTCTGTAATGCACCGCTGGCCGGATCGAAGATACCGGACTTCATCTTGTTGTGGAAAACCACTTTCTTGATGTTGGTATCTTTCGCAATCAGGTGGGTCAACACGGTATCATTGACTTTCACCTCGCCTTCCATCTCCACATATTCGCGCCAGCTATTCAACCCGGCGTCGAAGTAGAACGGCAGTACGAAGTGGCGCAGCGGTAACATACCTTCATAGCGCACCTGCAAATCGGGCGACGCATCCGCTACGCGCGAGTGGTGTTCATACCCCCCGCGCCCATTACCGCCGAAAAAGATTTTATGCACGGTCATGTTTGCCTCCTACGGTCGTGCGTTAGGGTCATGAACAATCGTGGCATACATCACCGACAACGCTTCCGGTGTCAACACCTTGAAGTCGTAAATGGAAAGCCCGCGCCACAACTGACCCCACGTCCGGCTGTCTTTCACCGTCTCGTTCTTGGTGAGTTTATGCACGAAGCCCGTCGCCGATTTATGCCCGGCCAGTATCAGGTATGCTGTCTTACCGCCTTCGTTGTATTGCGGCATCAGGTTACTGAAATACACGGTCATGCCCATGATATTCGGGATCGTCTCGGTCAGGATGATGGACTTGGACAACCCGCTGGCACAGGCATTCGCCAGTATCGGATGAGCGAAGAACAGCGTTTGCGCTTCCACCGGCAGGACAATGAACATATTGGAAACGTCCACGTTCTGCTCCATCAGCGTTTGCCGCATCATCACCATGTAATTCACGATATTGACATGGGTAAGTTGTACTGGCGCGTCTTTCGCGCCAAGGTCATACATATGACTGCGGATACCTGCGCCGCGTCCCTTGTTGCAAGGATGCGCCTGCAACGGTAATTCGGTCAGCATCTCGTAATCAACGACTTCCGCCAGCTTACGCTGCGCGCTAGCCTGAAACTCTTTGATGAACATGGGCAGGTCTTTCACCAAAGACATATCCACTTCGTCGAGTTTCAGGTTGTAATACCACGCCCGGTTGATCACCATCGAGAACGTAGAGTTTTCCAAATGGCTAATTTCCAACTCTTGGTTCTTTTGGTACTTAAAGATTTCCGCTTCCGGTCGGCGGCGGAAAATGATTTCATCACCGACTTGGGAAAGGTTCACACCCTTGATGCTGTTCGTGGAAATATTCCCAGCAAGTGTCTTCGGATAGAAACTTTCGGTAAAGCCTTGCGCGAATGTAGGACTATTCAGCGCGCTGGCGTAGTTCGGATACCCGCTGGCTGCGGGGATTGGCGGCTTGCGCCCCGGTAACGACATGGTAGCCTCCCTATCGTTATGTTATACCCCCCACCACGGGGGCGTTGGTTTCCGCTTGCGCGGGCTTATTCCGGCAGTATCGTGCCTGTGGAAAGTGCGGTGTAATACTGCTGTTCAATCTTGTTAAAATCTTCCTGCTTGATTTCCCCGTTCGCCAACTGGTTCAGCGCCCGGCTGTATGTGCTATACCGGAAACCACGCTGCGGCGTTTGCGTCGCCGTTGCCGACGGTACCTGCCTGCCGGGACTGCTTGCCCCTACCAGCGGGCTGGCCTGCGGGCGGGGATACGCATTCAAAATCTCCATAACTGTCATGGCGTCGCCGCGTTCGAGGGCGGCGTTGACGTGCTGTCCGCGCGTCATGGCAGTACCGGGCAAGCGCTCGTTCAAGTAAGCGAGATACGCGGGTTTATTGCGTTCTTCCGTTACCCACGGAGCGCTCTGTAATACTTGATTCGCCGCCATCTGCGCACGCTGGGCGGCAGTCTGTTGTTGCAGTAACTGCGCCTGCTGCTCAAACTGCGGCACGGTCGTTGCCAGCGGCTGTACACGGGTCTGGTCATACCGGGCAAAAGCATCGGCAATGGCCTGCTTGGCGATAGCCTGAATATACGGGTCGGCAGCGGCATAGGCGGTACGCGTGGCTTCATCAATCTGCGGCAAATCGCCTACTACGGTTTTCACGTCGAACGCCGGAACCGTTGGCTGCGCGGGTGCCTGTGTTTGCAGCGCGGCCAACTGTTGCTCCAAGAAGGTAGAACGCGCGCGGGCGTCTTCCAATTCTCGCCGCATCTGTTGCTGTTCAAGCGCAGTAAGTCTCGCCGCCGTATCATCCGCCGGGGGAACCACGGGCGCGCCTGCGGTATCGGTCTGCTGCGGGTTATCTAACGGTACATCATCCGATTGCGCATAATTGGGCTGCGCGTAAGTATTGTCCTCGCCGTATCCGCCCACATCCGGCACGTCATATACTGCCGGGGCAACAACCGGGGGGGTGTCAAGGGCATCAGCAAGGGTTTGGTCTATTTGTTGGCTCATGGGTTACTCCTGTGTCAATTCGCGCCAAACGTCCGTAAGCGCATTCAGCCGCCCGCGCGCATACTCATTCGCCGGGGTACTTTCAAAGCGCTCGCGTTCTTCGGCGATAGCGTCTTCCAGCCACTGCACTACATGGCGGAATGCGTTATTCCCGCGCAAATGTTGCAGTGCCTGCAAGGTTTCGGTTTTCTCTGCCAGCGGTCGGACGGCTAGACGGTAAACTTTCATATCACGCCTCCCATGTTCGGGAAGGCCTCGCTGACAAACAACCGGGCTTTATCATTTACAACCCCGCGCGCGACAAGGCGGTACCTGCCCGGTATGGTCAACACAACCGGGTTTGTCTTCATCGTCAACGCGACGGGTTGCCCGCACGGGCAGAACGGCACGTCGTCCTGTTCATCCATCTTGCCGCCACGGTCAATCACCAACCGCACGTCGTAGGCTTCGTCATCGAACATCCCCGACGCGGTAATAATGCGGTAGGTGTTCGGCAGCACTTCGATTGCATATTCTTTCTTCGCCATCACGGTTCTCCTTATGGGCGCGTGCCCTGTTTCAAGGTTATCTGTGCGTCGAACAGCAATGACAGTACCGACCGCACCGCCAGCACCCGCAGCCGTTCGCCTTCGTTCGCGGGCTTAGTCTCGTTTTCTTCCCGCGCGACCGCCAGCGCTTCGTACAAAATATCGCGCACCTCGTTTGCGTAATTGGAACGCCGGAACGCGGTCAGGGTTTGCGCCTGCATCCGGTTCAGCGGTATCTGTCTTTCCGCACGGGCGGCTTGGTAAGGGATTTCATACATGGGTCAGTCCTCAACAACAAGGTTTATTGTATAACATAACATTGACAAACTCGTCAGATACCGGCTCCAACAAGAAACTCCCGGTAATCACTGCCCCGGCGGTAAGCCCCATTACCGGCTGCGCGGGCAAGGTCAAGTCGTACAGCCCCGCCGGTAACAGGAAGGAATTATCGGCGAACACACACAGCGGATATTTGAACTCCCGTGTCTCGCAATTACCGGGGCATTCCACTATCCGCTCTACACATACGCGCAAGATGCGGCACGGATCGCCGTTGGTCGTTAAATGCACCACCGTAGGGGAAGACAGGCGCGGTAAACGAATTGGCCCGGTCTCCGGTAAAGACGCAAAAGGCGGCGCTCCGGGCGGCTGCGGTACCCCGTTCGGATCGTCTGTTGTGGCTTGCGCCTCGAATTGCACGGTAAAGCAGGTAAGGTTGCCTTTCATTTACACCACCTGATTGGAAGTCTCTATGGCCGCTGCGGCGTCCGGACTGCGCCCGTCCAGTGTCGGCAGGGAGGCCGGGTCATTGAGCGGCATATTCGCTGTCGGCGCAGCACCGGGGGCGAGGTCGCCCAAGTCTTCCTGCATGGCTTCCTGCGCGTCAAAGTCCGGGAATATCCCCGTCGTGGAAATCCCTTTCAGTTTGAAGATTTCATACAGTAACCGGGCTGGCGCGAGTGGCGGTATCACGGATTGCCCGGTCGCCGGGTCGGTCGTCCCTGCCAGCGCCGCGATAGATTGCAAGCCCCATTGCAGGTCTTCGATCTTGCCTTCTTTCTCGATAAGCCCGGATACGCCTTTCGCATATGCGCGCACATCGCCGCGTATTTCCGGATTGTCGCTGTTAATCTGGTTAAACAGGATAAACTTGTTCACCATCGGCTCGATAAGCCCGGATTCCAGTTCGGTCATGGCGTTCTTAATCGCCTTGCTGGCTTGGTTCATCACAATAGACACCCCGCCGGAAGTGCGTCCAACCGAACCCAAATTGTCCGTCTGCCCAAACGCCACGCGCGGTATGCCTAAAAGCTCGTAACTGTAATTGACAAACTTCTCGAACAGCGCTGTCAACTCCGGGGCCAGCGACGGTATCTGATAAAAGTTATACGCCGTGGACGATTGCCCGGTCAGCATGGCATCCTCCACCAACCGGATACTGCCCGGTACCAACTCATTCGGCGGCAGTCCGTCCTTGATGCGCTTCACAATGGCTTCGCCCATCGGCGCGCTGGAATACGCCATATTCCGTATCAAATTCCGTATCGTCGCCGTCGCAGTAAGCTGCGTATCGCGCAGGCGCATCATGGGGCTGATACCCCAAATGCTGTCGGTGGTCGCGTCGAACGACGCTACGCAGAACGGACGGCTGCCCGCCGGGTCGGGGTTCAACACCGCCTTGATGACCACCCCGCCGATTTCCCATACTTCTACCTCGTAGGTCAGCCGCTCGTCAGCAACATCCAGTCCCGCGTCTGCCAGCACATCCCCGCGCACCGCGCCGTAATAGCCCAACGCGTCGAATACATCCCGCATGGAGGCGTCGGTTGTATCTGTATCCGGGTGGTCTTCATCCGCCCCTGCGGTATCAAACGGCAGGGTATAGCCGGACGGATAATTATCCAGTACGGTGCTTACCGCGTCCGCGTCATAGTCGGCGTTGTCCAACAGGTCGGCCATGTCGCCACGGGTTAGCCGCCTGCGCTCAATAATATAATCCGCGCTGTCCACATCACGGGCGAACGGCGCGGGAAAGAAATTAAACGGGCTAATCAACTCTACGCTTACCGCATCCGTCGCCCGTAACTGTACGCGGTCGCCTTCCCAAAACGTCTGCATCCGGCGTTTGAGCGCCGGGCCTTTCATGATGGCAGCGGGGTAAATACAAAAATGCTTCAAGAAGCCGACAAATTCCCGCTTCCAACCCGCGTCGTGTAGCTGGTCTTGCACAAGGTCGGTCAGCTTGTCCGCCGCCATGCGGGCTTTCTTGTTGGTTTCCAGCAGCGCCGTGCGTTTCAGCGCTTCGGCCAGCGCGGTAACGTCTTCCTGTGATAACCCGCGCGCGACAAAATCCGCGCTGTGGTTCATCAAGGTCTGTTCGATTTCCGCCTGTTCAGTCGGGGACAGGTCGGCGCGCGGGGTCGGCTTGATAACGAATGGCGCCTGCTCGTTGTTGAGCAGTATCTGTCGCAGTAAACCAATGATGTTCTGCACGACGGGCGACGCTACGTCCATCACCACGTCCACCTCGTCGTTCGCTGGTACCAGTGCCTGCCCCCGCGACATACGGAAGCATTCCTGTAAAGTCAGGTGAATATCATTCTTCGCTTCCTTCGCCCGTTCATAGCAGTACCAAATCTTGCGCGACAGGGCGTTGGACAATTCCTCGGCTTTCTTGTCCAGCATAGGGTTAACGGGTATTCAACCCGTGCGTGTTGGTACGGTCGGTTGCGCAGTTGGAAGAACCATTGCAGTAACGCATCTTTATCTCCTAAAACAAAATAACACTTGCATTATGCGATGTTATCGTGCTACGCGCAAGATAAAAAACCCCTGACACCGCCGAGGTAAAAACAGTGTCAGGGGCAAACCACCAAAGAGGAAATAAATCACAATGTCCGCCCTGCGAGATTCTTGTCAACCACTCGATGCGACGCCGTAGCGCCAATCAACAGGCCTCGCAGGGCAGGCGTCCAGTATAGCGTGTGATCGCCGTATGTCAATGCCCTTTGATTAAATGCAGTTCTACCGGCGCGGTATCTGCATGGTGCGCCGGTATATAAATCGCCCCGTCGCGGTTCATGCGGCTATCCCAAGCGTCCGGATTGGCGCAATCCTGCGGGCAGGGATAGAACGTCCAATACCCGTCGGCGTAAACGATCACACCCCCGCCCGGTCGCGCGCTCTCGAAGTTCACCGCAGTACCTTCCTCGAAACGCTTGCCCACGCGGAATGTCGGCGGCAACAGAATCGTATAGGCAACGGTGGAGGACGGGTCGATGGTCGCTTTCGGTTCTACCACCGCCCACAGTATCGTGCTGGCGTTGAATACGGATGAATGCCCTACATGGTGCATCTTGGCGTAGGGATACAGAATGAAACGGCAATGCTCAAAGACACTGCCCTCGCCGAAGCGGCACGGCGGGTAGAACACGCAGTTGCGAAATACCCCGCCTGCGGGAAAAGTACGGGCAAAGAAAGTTTGATTTTCATAGACATTGTTCATGCAGTACCATAGCCGGATAAACGCATTTATTCTATCCGGAGCCTATCATGTTGAACAACACAGAGCTACGCTTGCTCGCCCGCGACATGGCCGTCCTGACTGTCAACGGGTTCGCCCGCGCGTCCGACATCGCCGCTGCCTACGGTATCCCCTACCCCCTGCCGCCGGAAGTCGCCACCCATACGGTGTACCGCCAAGAAGAAGCCAAGTGGACACGGCGGCTGTCGGATGAAACGGCTATCCTGCGCGAACAGGCGAAGCTACTGGTCGCCAACAACCTGACGCAAGTACAGCTACTGCTGGCTGACCCCGGTCTCTCACCGCAGCACCGCGTCGCGCTTAACCGCATGCTGATGGAACTGGGTGATTTAATGCCGAAGAAAGACGATACCAACGTCGGTATCACGGTCATGCTGGACTACGGCCCCGCGATGAACGCACGATTACCGTCGGGCCGGGAAGCTATCCCCGTCGAAGGCGAGGTACTGGACGCGTACTAAACGTACAAAAAGGAGGCCCCGGATAAAACCGGGGCCGGTTGACGGAGAACGTCATGGAAGGTGCTGGTATGGGTGTTTGTTGACCGGGAAGCCCGGCAAAGATGGGGAGTCTGAATATCCGTGAGGCGGTAGCAAACCTACCCAGAAATCCGCCACCCTACGGATACCATCTTCTCTCAACAACAGGAGTTCACCTGACCGACACAACCAGCGGTATGCCGGTACAGGGGAATATACCAAGCGCCGATAGGTATGTCAACCCAACCATGTATTGCGTCCCGTCCGGGTGCGCGGGCTTGGTAGCAAGTCAGGGTCGGTCAGAGCAGACAACGCAGCAGCGCACAGGTATTGCAACGCGTCAGCCAAATCGGACGCATGATTAACGTGCGTCTTGGTGGGCTGCTCCTTGAATACATCCACCTGCCCGCGTACCTGCTCATAAATATACGTCTGACCCAACGCCTCTATCAGGAAGCGGCACTTGTCGGAAATAATCAGGGATGGCCGCCCGGACGTAGAGAGGCGCTTCAAGAAGTAACGCACGGCGTTCAACCGGGGTTCAAGTTTGTTATTCGGCACAGGCGCGGATACCGGTACCCCGCGCTTGTTGAGTACCCGGAAAGGAGACTGCGGCGTTGACTGGTCTTCCACCGCGCCCGCCGGGTCGCCCGCTGCGTCTTCGCACCGCCAGCCGTTATACGCGCGCCGCAGTACCGGCATAACATACTCGTCATACAGTTCTTCCACGGACATATCCACGCCCATCACCTCGTCCAGCACCACCAGCGCCCCGTCCTCGGCCAAGTAAGCGACCAAGCAAACGGGTGTCCGTCCGAAGTCGAAGGCAAGGCGGTAAACATAAGGGGTCTGTGGCCGCACAGTATGGTCAGGGCGGACGTGCAAATCATGGGAAAACTCGCGGAATACCCGTCTGCCGTGCGATAACCGCGCAAAATCGCCCTCTACATACGCCGCGATGGTTTCCGGGCTGCCGGACAACATGGCGTAGTAATAGCCGTAACCTTGCGCAAGGTTATCGATATTTTCCGCCGCCGGATTCGGTTGCCAGTTGGCGGCATCGTGCAAGTCCAACGCCGCGTCGGTAGGGCGCAGCAAGGCGGGCGGTTGACGGAAAATACGCGCGTATTCCGGTATCCCCATCTGCTTGGCGATGGCCGCGAACTCCACGTCCTTTTTCCCCATCCACCATTGATGAATCCAGTGTCCTTCGATTGGCCCGTTTGTCGCAGCAATCAGGCAAGAACGCGTTACAGTACCTAGCGCCCCGGACGGAAAACGGCCAAGCCTGCGGACGGCAGCATGCACCAAAGACTCGCGGCACTCACTGATTTCATCAATCATCACAAACGTTGGCTCAAAGCCAAGAAACTTCTTCTCGTCTTCGGGCGTATCGACGGACAAGAAGTTTACCAACAAATTTACCCTCGTGCCGTCAGCCAGCGGGAACTGAACCTTTGCCACCGGCGGTATGCTGTCCTTGCCGTTATACAAAGGCCCCAACATCCGCTTAAAGGTCGGCACTGTGGATTTAACAAGCAAATCGTAAGTTTGACGCACCACGACCGCCATTGAGTTACGCACCCCGTCGTGATTGGGGGCTTGCAACATGGCAAGCCGTAGAAGCTCCATCACGCAATACGAAGTCTTGCCGCTGGCCGCAGGGCCAATGACAAGCCGAATGATTGCCGGGGAGAGCGCGAACGCTTGCAGGGTTGGATATTTCTCCAACGGAAAAGAAAGATTGATGACAGACATGGCGGTACTAGGGGCAGCGTTTGAGCGTGTTATAGGCAGGAAGGTCGCTATTGGGCGCAGTATGCGCGAGAACATCGTCATACGTCAGGGCAGTATTTCCTGCCCGTATCGAGACGTCATGGGACGCGTCCTGTAACGCCTTGCCGTTGGTATGCGCTGCATAGCCAGTGGTTAACCGGGAACAGCGCGTGTGTTCATCAGTGATAGTGTTACGGTCAGCCATGCGTCGCCCCCGGCGGTAAGTGAATGGAAGCGGGGACAGACGTGGGGACAACCGGGAACAGGAACGGTGTTAGCACCCCGTAATCCAGTAATCGCCGCAGTAAACGCAGTACCAACGCAGGGCTGGCGTCATTATCCAGCGTCAGCATCCGGGCGACATAGGGAATTACGGTGAATGTAACTGATGTGCCGGTTGTAGGGTCGGTCAACGTCAACGGCGTAGGAGGGAGTACGTCGGTAAAGGGAATCCCTGACAGTTCGCAGGCAGGAGGGGTTGGCGCGGTAATCGTGTGGGGTGGGTCGGCGGAAAGGGTTGACACGGTAACTTGCGTGGTTTGGTCAGACAGGGGGGGAGGGTCTGACGCCCGCATGATGGCGACGCGGGCAGGGTTCTTACCCCGCTTGGAAAGACGCCCCCGGCTTATCAGGCGCTTTACCTGTTGTTGCACCTGCGGGAGGGTACGATTGTCCAGTTCATGCAGGATAGTGCGTAAGGGTTCACCGCGTTCATAAGCCGCCATAATCACGGCGTTCTCATGGTCAGAGTAGGGACGGGCTTTGGTTTTCATCAGGCAGTACCAATCAGAAAGGATGCGTTGATTATAACAGTACGAGGGAGCGGGCGGGGGGCGTTAAGCGCGGCGGCGAGGGCGGCTAACTTAATCGCTTACCATAAAACAGTAAGCATGTCAATGGGAACGTCTAACTTAACCACCTAGCACAAACCTATGTCGGTGTCAATAGTGATATTTGCAGGAGTGTGAAACACATACGGGGATATTTAGTGGAACACTTATGGGGGTTTCTAGGGGGGTTCATATAGACGGGTACCCTTTGGCGTTGGGGGCTTTGCGTTTTCGCCACGGGGTCCAATAGGGGGGCCTCGATGCTCCGCATCCCATCACCCCCCCGCATGACCCTCGCTGCGTTCTGCCCTTCCTCCTTCCTTAACTTTTCGTAATATAATGACGCTTGCGCTTATCTCGCAATCTGCTACAATGCCGCCACAGCAAAAGAAAAGCGGCAATATCGCCGCATGCTGTAAGAGGTAAAACACTATGTCCGCAAATATCCATACCAATGCCCGCGCTGACTACAAAGGTTCTGCCGCGAACGCGGCAAACCACGTCAAGGCCCTGTTTGAAAAAATAGGGATTACCGGCCAGCTTCTTTTCGCCGCGCCTCCAACTTATATCCTGTCTATCAGCGTCGAACCTGCGGCTGTTGACGGATGGGTTGAAATCACTGCCGCCATTGGCAGTGAAAAAGCCATTGTCTGGGCACAGCCAAAAAATCCGTCCTTTGCTGGGCAGGATACAGAAACCGTCGTATTCTGCCCGCCGTGCGAACTGGCGCGCGGCATTGAAGTAGAAGACTACAATGCCGCTACATACCTGCGCAACTTTATCAACTGCGCAGAACACATGCGTGAATTGGACGCGCATGTTGCAAAAATCGCGGCATGTTTCCGCGCCGAAAACTAACCCTATCAACCCTCACGGTATTGGCTGCGAGGGTTTATTTTTTGGAGAACCTACTATGAAAATCTACGACAGCAACGACCAAATAGCGTCTGCGGATGACTTAAAAGACGCGTTTGCCGCCTACGAACGCGATAATTACCCACTAGGTCTTTACGCGGCCTTGTTAGATTATCTACAAGAAATAGTCGAGGAAGACGTCTATGAACTGGATGTTGTCGGCTTGGATTGTGACATACAAGCCGCGATTGGCTTGGACGAAATCGCAGATATTATCGGCAAAGAAGAGGAAGAACTCGAAGTCATGGACTGGGAAGATATTGTTGACTATGCGGCTGCTCAGGTTGACTATTTCCTGTTTGCCGATGAGGCCAGCAAGGCCATTTACTTTTTCTAGCCCATTTGCCCATGCGGTATCTTTTGCCGCATGGGTTCTTTTTTTTGGAGAACAACCATGACTATTGATACATTGCCTGTCTTATCCGATGCGCAGGACAACAAACTAATCCGTACCTACCAAAAAAACTATCCACAATTTACCGGCCTTAAAATCCGGCGAATGATTGATGAGGCCGCGCTCACAGTACTAACCGATGACCTACCCGAATTTTGGGCGCATGCGGAAAAGAACCTAATCCAGCACGGCAATCCTGCCGCGCGCGCAGTAGCCGTAGCGTATCTATCACGGATAAATGGGACGCTCAATCCCGCAGTAAATGCCGCGTCATCAACCGCAAAATGGTTTGAGGCCGTTTGTAACTACATTTACGATCACTGGCCGGATAAAGCGGACGCTTTCTTTGCGCAACAGAAAAAAGACAGCGCGCGGATACAGGCTCAATCATTTGCAAATTGCTATCACGGATGCGAGGCAGTAAAACAATGGCGGTACTGGACGCGTGTCGGCTGCAAAATACATCACGCGGATGGACGTTATATATTAGTCAACCCGAAGAACGGCGAGGCGTGGAAACTAAACAGCGGACGTGCTGGCCTGCATATCCATGCACGCTACCTCGCGCAAATGATTATCGAAGCACACGATGGTGATTTATCAGCCTTCGCCAAAGACAATCCTGACGTTTTCGATTAACCATTTTCTTCTTCTAATCCCTCGACTAGCGAGGGATTTTTTATGCGCTGCCTATAGCGAGTAATTGCACTACGCCTAACACAAGCGATCATGCAAGCGGCCAAGTAATCGCTCCTAAATGCAAGTACAAGGCCGCCGAACCGCCGCGCTCCATGTGTGAAGCCAATCAACCGCCTAAAATAATTACTGGTTTGTAACCTAATCGTGCTTGCGTTAAATCGTCTATCTGCTACAATGCGCGCATCGGGACGATACTGACAGGCAAGATGCCCTAACTTAATAAACGAGGTAAACCCATGAAAAAAGAAATCGACTACTGCGACCTTGCTAATTTTGGCGAACGAGAGCTGATATTAGCGAGTGATTTATCGCGAAGCTACACCCTCGCCGGTCAATGCCGCGATGGTGTCCAATATAACTACCTGCCGGAAAGCTGGGATGACAGTGGCGTGAAGCTGGCGTTTAATCCTAATTCTGGCGAAGTATTCCTCACTAACGAGGACTACCAATCGCTAGTAAATACTGACGACGGTGTGGCTATGTGGTATTTCACACCTTATTACGGCGTGGAAGGTACGCTAGAAACTATCGCAGAAGCGTTTGTAAATGACGCCACGGGCGCTGACGGTAAACCACTACCGATCGCTGAGTGGGGTGACTGGAAAACGGATGATTTCACAGACGCCCGCTACTTACTAGACGCTATCGACAATGACGCAAGCGCCCTAATCAACCCCGGCGCGGTAATCGAGCAAGCGCGCCAAATGCTTGCCGCTTTACCCGACCAAAACTGACCTATATATAAGGAGTAAAAACCATGATTATTCCCGGCATTCACATCAAAGCTGCCCTGCAATTTCGCGCCAAAGAAGACGTGCGCTATTACTTAAACGGTATTTGTTTTCGCAGTGGCGTAGGCCACACGGTAGCCACGGACGGCCACCGCTTGATTGTTTGCGAGCGTTTACCGTTAAGCGATCTAAACGCTTACGAGCAAGACTTGGCGCTTGCGATGGATACCTATCGCATACCAAAAGAACTCGCGCCGGAAACGTGGCACGGTGATGAAAAGAACTTTCCGAACGAGGAACTAATCTTAGACATTCCCATCAACTTCAAAGTAGGCGAAGTTGTGGACGTCCGCGCAGACGGTACAGTGATTAACTATAAAAGAGAAAAGAAGCTAAACCGCCTGAGTGTAGAGGGTGTTTATAAATTCGAGCGGCATGACGGGCGATATCCTAACTATGAAAAGCTGGCTTTCCCAGAAAAACCGTTCACCGACAGAAAACCAAAAGGCGCGCCGCGGTTAATCGCGGAATACCTCGCGGTATTTGCCAAATTCTCGCCCAAGTATGAAGGGCCGAAAATTTACATAGGCGAAGAAGGAGAGCCGGTTTATTTCCGCTTTACGCCGCCCGGCAAATGCCCGGAAAAAGCTGGCACGATCTACCATGCGATAACCGCGCTGATTATGCCCATGCGAGATTAACCTTTCCCACGGCCACGGGCGGCCTTTTTAAGGAGTCACAACAATGGCAATCTACTTACAACCAACTGTAATCACAACCGCGTCTGAACTGAAAACCGCGTTCGCCGCGCAAAAAGAAGCAAAGATGCGCCCGCCGGAATTTTGGGATGGGTTATTAACTATCTTGCAAACGCGGTATCCCGAAGCAAAGACGCGCCCGACAAAATTAGAAACTAAACATCTTGTGTTAGATCCCGCCGCTTGGGAATGTGAATTTACGGATACCACAATCAAGGAGGTCGTTTACAACGACTACCGAAACCTACGCGGAAAACTACATGATTACTGTATCGAAGCTGACCTCTATTTTTCCAATGGTATTTACGGCGACAACGCCCCGGCGGATGACGCGCCCGCCGAATGGTGGCTTAGTCGGCTAGCAAATAAGAACGTGGCCGGGATCACCGGGCTACTCGCGGAAATTATCGAAATACACGCCCCGGTAATTTACGCAGACAGTAAACGCGGCGTTGTTTATCATCTGACATACTAAACCAAACCGGCAAAAACAGAACATCTAGTGTTTTACCTCAAACTTCCCCGGCGGTAAAAGGCCGGGGCTTTTTTGTGATCGGTTTAGAAGTTTTACGCGGAGCGAAGGCGAAGTTTAGTTTAGAAGTTTAAGTAAGCGCCCGCGTAAACTTTGACGGCGAAGTTTAAGTAAGCGTCTAAAAATAAGCACGTCTATTTTTAAGTAAGCGGTTAGCGCGGTAGCA